ATGCTCCATGCCCACAACGTCGCAGACACAAAGCCTCCGCGCAGGCACTGCAACAATCGTCGCAATCGACGAAATGCTCCATGCCCACAACGTCGCAGACACAAAGCCTCCGCGCAGGCACTGCAACAATCGTCGCAATCGACGAAATGCTCCATGCCCACAACGTCGCAGACACAAAGCCTCCGCGCAGGCACTGCAACAATCGTCGCAATCGACGAAATGCTCCATGCCCACAACGTCGCAGACACAAAGCCTCCGCGCAGGCACTGCAACGCTCCTACCATAAGTCCTTTCGTACCAAAGCGCCAAGTAGCAATTTGCGAGCGGTGCTTTTTTTCGTGACGTAACTCCTTATTTCTCGTGGTCAAACAGTGCCTACCACCTCGACGCTCGCGACACCGCCGGCCAGCAAAAGAGCAGCGCTTTGAGCGTCCTGGTCGTAGCTTTCACCGCACGATTGGCACGTCACCATCACCGCCGCGCGCTCTTCATCCGACCAACTGCTGATGTGGCCGCAGGCCAAGTGCATGCGCGTCGTGTTCTCCGCCGGCAATGCCTCGACCGCCATCCCGCTTTGCCGCAGGCATTCCAGCAGCTCGCCATTGGCCGCCAGGTTGCGGAACATGACCACTGCGCCACTTGCCTTGTCATCTTCGGCTTCCGGTCGCCGCCGCATCTCCGCCAGATTCAGTTTCTCCACGCGGCAGACGGCGTAATTCTGGGCCAACTCGCGCGCGAACTTCCGGTAGATGTCCTTGCGCCGCTTCAAGGCCCGAATCCGCCTACCCGTTTGGAAGCGCCAAAGGTGCAAGTCCCCGTGCTCGTGCGACCGTCCGCTGCCGTTGCGCCAGTCGCTCAACATGCGAAAGCCATCGTCGTCTCCGGTGAAACGGTTGTCGCGCCATTGACGATAGAGCGATTCCGCCCGGCCAGGGCTCTTCCAATGCGGCATACCGGCGACGATCGACGCTTTTGGCTTTCCGTCCCTGTCCAGTCCAGGCGAATCCGTCATCCACGCTGGCAACTTGGCGGCCACCGTCGGCAGCCGCAGCTCGCCCTCCATTACGAGTTCGCCCTGCGCACGCTTGAACCAGCGCGCCAAGCGCAGCTTCATCGCGCTGAAATTCTTGTCGCGAATCGTCTGGATGGCCTCCATGTCGTCCTTGGCGTTGAGCAACTCCTGCGGTAAGACAAGTTGCCCTTCACGTCCATCGCTACCTACCCAGTACGCGACGCGCAGGCCATCGGGCACCAATCGCCAGCCGACGTCGACGCCGACCGTGCCGGACGGCGAACAGGTCTTGGCCCAGCCGCTTTTCTTGGCCAATACGAAACGAGCCTGCCAGACATACGCGGTGGCCCGCTTGATGCGGTCGACGTGAATCCACTTAACCAGCAACTCATCCGCGCCTATCGGTTCACGATAGAGGACGATCGGAAAAACGGCCCAGACCGGCTTGCGACCGTCGCTGCCGACGCGAAGCCAAAGATCAAATCGTCGCTTGGCGCGCCTGCCGCTGGGACTCGGCTTGTCGTGTTTCCCATTCGGCGCCCGCGTGTTCGCCTCGATGCTTGACCAATCTCGCGCGACGAGCCTGGCGCGCGTGTCGTCGCCGGCAAGCAGCCCGGACCATGACAGGCCGCCTTGCAGTTGCACCGACACGGTTCCGTCGCCGGTCCAGCGCTTGAAGCGCGGCGGGAGCGGCTTGGAATCCTTGCTCGCCTGTTGGACGGCCGCTTCCACCTGCAAATATGAGCACCAGAATGTTTCAGTCGCAGCCCGTGCCGCGCGCACGGCGGCGCGGGCCTCGTCGTTGATGGCCTCGGCGCCGTTCGCCAGCGCGGCCGAATCCTTGGCCCTCTCGCGGACTTCCTTGGCGACCTTCGCGCACGCCGTTCGCTCGCCCTTGAGCCTCTTGATCTCGGCGCGCTGCTCCGACGTGCCGGTCGAGCGTTTGTGCGTCTTGGCGTTGGCCTGTTTGATCTCGTCTCGAACCGCCGACAACTCGCCGTCAAGCCTGGCGTATTCGACCTCGGCGGCTTCCAACGCCGGGAATAGCTTGCGTCGCAGCTCAAGGTACTTTTGCTGGCGGCAGCGCTCGATTTCGATAAGCGTGTTGTAGTAGCGATGAGCCGCCGAGAACTGCGCCTCGACCAGCTCTTTGCCGGTCGTCGGCGCTTTCGCGTGGGCCAGCCAGTTGATCGACGGGTCGGAGTCGTGAAATTTTGCCATCATCCGTTCTCCCACGCCAGCAGCAGCGCCGGTCCAACACCCGTTGTCGTGTAAAGCAGGTCTCGGTCATGCGGCTCCCACTGCCAGAATTGAAACTTGACGCCGATGTGCAGTGACCAGCGTTCCGTCCAAAGCGAGATCAAGCCGGCGTGCCGCCAAAGGAAACTGAAACTCATGGGAGCACCCGGATGACGGCCAGCGAACGAGCCTTGATCGCGCCGAGACTTATGGGTCTGCGCAAATGATTGAAGCCGCGCTCTGTGAGTAGGATGTCTCCCTCGCGAATGTGCGGGATTCCGCACTTCCCGTCGATCATCTTGTAAACTCCATGCGTCTCCCCGTCGAGGTCCATCATCGGCGCCAGTTCCGACTGCCGCATTGGGACGGCCGGCTGGCCGTCGACGTCGGGAAAAAACCGCTCCGGTCGTACCAGCATGATCGCGCGGCTCGCGAACTGCTCGCGAAGGATGTAGCCTTTGCGCTCCAGGGCGCGCAGATGAACCATCATCCCATTCGCCGATCGCGTGCCCATCTTCCTTGCGATTTCGCGGACGCTCGGCGGATAGCCGTTGCCGGCGCGGATCAGGTCGAGCACCTGGCGCTGGCGGTCGGTCAAAGGTGGGCGAGTTGTGGTCATGCTGTCTGTCTCCCCGCTTCGACTGACAGCCTGTATTGCATCAGGTAGGCCGCCTCGCCGGCAGGTTCCTTGAAGGCGTCGCGCACGACCTTGATGGCCTTGAACCCCATTGCCCGAAAGAACAGTTGCGCGCCGATGTTCGTCTCGCGGATCAGCAAGTTCAGCCGTCGTCTGCGGCCTGGATAGAGCTTGGCCTTCAGCTTGTCGACCATCGCGCGGCCGATTCCCTTGCGGACGTGCTCCGGTTCAACCGCGAAGTCGAGGATCGTGATGTCGGTCCTGTCGAGCGCGTAGACCATGAAGCCGATCACTTGCTCGTCGAATTCCGCCACCATGCCGATGCAGTTCTTCTGACGGAGCACGCGCATGAAGTCGTCTTCGCTCCACGGATGGTCGAACGCCTGCCGCTCAATTTCGAGAACTTCGACGAGATCTCTGCGGATCATCCAGCGTAGGTGCGGAGTCATGTTGGTCGCGGGTGTCGAGGGGGTCATGCGACTTTTTCCCATTCCTTGGCCGCGTAGCACCAATCCAAATCGGCTTTGAAGTGCGCCACGTCGCTATAGGGGTCGGCATCAGCGTCGTCGCATTGGTCGATACGGTCGAACTGCTTGCCCTTCTTGACGAGTTTGACCTCCCAAATCGCATCGTCGTTCTTGCCGTACTTGACCTCAAGCAGCGTGCCGTCGCTGAACAGCAAAAGCACGCCATGCTCGCGGTCATCGGTGCCGTAGCATCCGACTTCGCCTGCGCACTTGCCGCCTTCGACTTCGATCAGGTCGTCGCTCGATCCGTAAACCTTCGTCGGCATCGCTACCTCCCGGCAAACCATTCGACCAACACGGCCGCGCCGCTCAGCGCGGTCAGCAGAAAAACCACAGCCGTCCAGCGAACCAATGCCGCGCATCGTCCATCTTGGCCGTGCGCGGCTATCGCTCCATCATCAGCCCGCCGGCCCTCGGTGGCCGTCTCCTGGTTCGCCATGCGTTCCGCCAGCCGTTGCATGTTCTCGCGTGCGTCGGCCTGGTCGGTCATCGCCGCGATAAGCAGCTTCGGACCTTCAGCCATCATCAGCATCCGCGACTCGACTGCAATCAGCACTTCGCGGATTCCGCTGCGCTTGCCGTCGTTCAAGCACTCGGCTCGGCGCAACTCGGCCAACGCGACGGCGAACAACCCGCATTCAATTTGCCCGGCCTCGCGCAACGACAGGCAGGTCTGCACGCCCCCGCAGTCGGCCGATGAACTCAAGGCCGTCATGCGGTGGAACAACTCGCTGTCGCACATCCACGCGCCGGTTTTCTCGTCGGGAGACAGGTTGCGGTCGCGGGCGATGTCGGCCACCAAAGCGCGGAGCTTCGATAGCTCCCTCAAGCGATATGGAAGGTCGGTGATTTGCGTCGGGGTCATGCTGTCGCCTCGCTCAGTCAACAACTCGTTGCTCGCGCAAATCCTGGTCCAAGTTCCGCTGGTACACGATGGCACAGAGCGACCCGGACGGAAAACCTTGCGCCCCGTGTTCCGGATGGCTCAAGTCATGCGCGGTCGGATTGCTCGGCGAGCGAAACACGGGGCCGATGTACTTCGCTTCGACGAGGCAGCCGGTCGCTTTGGCGATCAGCGCTGCCGTCTCTTCTGGATCGGCGTCGAAGACTTCGCCACGCTCCAGAATGTGCCGCGACCCCTGCGACTCGCCTTCCGCCAGTTGCCGGTTCTTGCGCGGCTTCGACGACTTCGGCAGCGACGGAATCGCCACGATAATCAGGTCGCCTTGATGCGAGACAGATCCCACGTCGAACAAGGCGAATAGCTTCGGCTCGTTGTTGACAATGCGCTCGTGGCGAACGGTTCTTTTGACTCCTCGCGTCTTGTTCATTTGCAGTAACTCCTGTCTTTGACAAAGTGGAATTTTCATGCTCAGCTGCGGTGAATGGCCAACTTGTCAAGGCCGTGTGAAAAAAAGTTTTGTGCTTCTTCGCACGTCGCTATCTCCGCTGGGCAGCCAAGTGCATAACGGCGTCCCGTCGAAGGGTCCGTCAATACGACGCGCTGCTGCCCGTCGTCGAGTCGATACAGCCGCTCCCACTGCCCGTCCCGCTCGTTGAATCTCATGTGCTGGATTTTTGCCTTTTCCTCTTGGAGCCAACGCTCCCAGCCAAAGCGTTCGATCAACACGCGGCGGACTTCTTCGCTCGTCTCACTTCGGATTTCCTCCGTCGTGATGCGCGATGGTTCTGTGACCACGTATGAATCGACGAGCACACCATGCCAAAAGTATAGCGGCTCGATATCCGATTCCAACGCTGGGCCGCTTTCGCAGTGCGGGCGTCGAGTGCCGCCGATTGTCTCAAGTCGTATCGTCGGTTTTGAGACCCAAAACAATGCGCCTTCGGTCCAGTGCAGAAACCAAACTCCCGCTAAAAATGCGTCGAAGATTGGTCGCGCCCAGGGTATCCGCCTACCAAGCTGGGCGGCACCGAATTGCGTCGTCGCGATCCATGACAAGTCGAACGAATAGTACCAGTTGCTTCGATGGATGCACCATGAGCAGAATCGGGCGCGGGCGTCGAGGGCGTCGAGGGCGTCGAGGGCGGCGCGGGCGTCGCGGGCGTCGCGGGCGTCGAGGGCGTCGAGGGCGGCGCGGGCGTCGCGGGCGTCGCGGGCGTCGAGGGCGGCGCGCGTCGCAAAATCGTCCAGAATAGCATTGACGTAGCCGCGTAGCTCAGGATGATCGTCGACCGACCATCCACGATTCAGCCGAATGACCTTTCGCTCGACACCTATCGCGGAAAGGTACTCGCGAAGATGCCGGTCAACCGCTCGCTCGTCGAGTACGCCGGGATAAGTGCAGGCCGCAACGTATTTTTCAAAATCGGTCATCGTTTCGCCTTCCGCTTGAAGTGCCTTCGCAGCTCGCCGACATCCGCCGCCGTGAAGTCGAACGCGCGGCTGCCGTTGAGCCTGGGCCGCGAGACGTGCCCGGCCTTGATCGCGTAGCGGATTTGCCGTTTCGTCAGCGGCAATCCATCGTCGGCCAGCTTTTGCAGCACGTCGGTCAAGCACATCGCGGGATTGTAACAGGTGTGACAAACGGCGTCAAGCAGATTTTTCGAGCGTCGGATTTTCGTTGCAGCCGTCCCACCAAACGAACGCAACGCCCAGCGGTCTCCGGTCTTGCCGTCGTCGCTCGAACCGTTTGGCGAACACCCGTTTCCAATCGTGCCAGTCATCGAACAGCGCGCCTGTCGGGAACAACTTCATCAGCGGCTCCATCAGCCACTTCCTGTCGCGGTCGATCCACACCCGTTCGCCCTGTCGCTCAAGGAACGCTTGCCAGCCGCCCATGAGCCTTTGGTCGAAGTAGGCCACCCAGAGCTTCCAGGCGTGCGTCTCGCGTTCTACGGCCAACTTTCGGCGAAGGTGCTCGGCTTGAGACTCACGGCGGTTGCGCCGGGCTTCTTCGACGGTGACGACCTCGCCGTTGATGATGCACGCGATGCCGGGCGGAAGAAGGTGGATGCTCATTCGGCCTTCCTTGCGCAGTGGTGCTGCTCGAACTGCAATATCACAGCTACATCTTTCAAGGTTCGGAACCTACGAGATGAATGGCGCTGCCCAGGAAATTGCCCGGTCAAACAAAACCTGTTATGCGATTGCGGGTCGCAGCGCTCAAGCGTTAAACCCCGCTGCGAGTTTGCGAACGCCGCGAGTTCATCGAACGTAAGTTTCACGCGAACAGATGCCGGCGAGTCAAGATAGGCTTGTAGGTTCTCTGGAAAATTCAGCACGGCAAAGTTGCGGTGAAGCTTAACGGCTGCTTTGTCAAACGCGATAGCTGCCTCAAGTTCGGTCTTAAAATAGCCGAGCGTGTGATCGACACCGAACGCCATGATCCTTGCGCGCCAATAAGATTTACGCCAGCGGACGCCGTTGTGTCGGCCACCCGTTTTTCCGACGCCCTTGTACTTAGAATGAACGGCGTGTTTTTTCTTGCGAATGTTCTGCGCGTTCTGCGCTCTCGTTGCGAACCGACAATTTTCAGGCGAGTAGTGGCCATTTGTGTCAATGCGGTCGATTTCGAGACCGGGGGCGTACCCATGAGACATGCACCAATCGGCAAACGTCACGAAATCACTACGCCAAGCCGCGTCCATGATGATTCCGCGACCGCCGTACCTTGGGTACGCCGTATCTTCTTTTCCGTAGCATCGCCTTTTGATCCCTTGCCAAATCCCATGAAGTGCCGTGCCTGCCAACCCATGCTTCGTACTAGACTTAATCCTGAGACATCCGCACGACCGGCATTGCCTCAACCTCAAGTACGCCTGCTTCGCAAGGTGTATTTTTCCGCAGGCGCATTTACAGACGACGCAGATTTTTCCATTGAGGTAAAACGGAAGCCCAATAACCGTGAGTCTGTCAAACGGCTCCCCGATCTTCACGGTCTTTTTGCGCCGTAGAGCAAGGCGCAGGGATGTGCTAGAGTTGATCGCGGTCATGCAAAACCTCCAACAAGGTTTTCGTGCCAAGAGCCGCCTCGGTTCTGATCGACCGATGCGGCTCGTTTATTTTACCGCGCTGCCTTTTGATTGCAATGGCACCCAAATCTTTTCGTCGCGACCAAACTTTCGTACTCGGCCTCCTCGATTTTCTCGCCGCGCTCTTCGTGGTACGCACGCCAGTTCTTCACTGGCTCGTCGGTGCCCGGCTGGGGCAGGCACACGCCGGCTATTCCGCCGCAGCAGGGGTGAAGGGCGATGAGGGCGGTCATGCTTCGGTCTCCGTGAAGCTGCGCTGGATGACCGGACGCGGTTCCCAGAGCGGTTGCCGTGAAAGTTCGGCTTCGATGCGGCGCACGGCGTGGTCAAAATGCCCTTGGTCGCACTCGACGCCAAGGAATCTCCGGCCTCCGCGCAAGGCCGCGACCGCCGTTGTGGCCGAGCCCATGAACGGGTCGAGCACCAAGTCACAGGGCCGCGTGTGCAAGCCGATGAAGTGCGCCATGAGCCGCACGGGCTTGACCGTCGGGTGATCGTCGGCTTGCGGGATGATCTTCGGGATGTGCCGGATGATGTTCTCGACCGAATCTGTTTCGTCAAACCAACGACACGCCGCGCCAGGCTTTTGCGCGACAAGCACCGTTTCGTAGCTGCGTCGATAGTGCCAACCCATGCCCATTGGTCCTTTGTCCCAAACGACCATTTGCTTGAAATCGAGCGCTTCGTCGAGCCAAAGTGACCAGCGCGCAAACTGTGGGTCTGGGCCGCCGCCGCCGCAGCAGCAGCAGCAGCAGCAAGCGCCAGGCGCAAGAACGCGCGCCGCCTCGCCGAACATCCAACGAATCAGCGGGTTCGCTTCTTTGCCGTCGTTGGCGATTGGTCGAGAAACCAGCGGTGAATCCGAACCGCAGGGAAGCCGACCGAGGGCGGCTTCCCAGCGGTGAATCAGGTCGCCATTGTTGTTGTTGTGGCCGTAGGGCGGATCGGTCAGCAGCAGGTCGATGGACGAGCCGGCGAACTTCGGCAAGACTTCGCGCGCATCGCCGTGGTACAGCTTCACGCCGTCGCTTTCCCAGGTTGGCGTCATGCGGCAATAACCCCCAAGTCCACGGCCAACTGCCTCAAGACAGGATCGGCCCGCAGCTTGCGCAGGGCCCGCTGCTCTGCGTTGTTTACGGCGGCTTGGGTTATTCCGAGCATGGCCGCAACATCTCGCTGGGTGAGCACTCCATGCGATTTGCCTGGGTCCGTCGGCGCTGGCTCCGGCACGACGCCCACGGGCTTGAAGGTGCCGACTGCCGGCGGCGGTTCCACCAACTCGGCGAACCTGGCGTATTTCTGGCGGTCGAGGTTCATGGTTTTGCCTCCGCTTCGTGTTGGCGCTGGGCCTCGCGGTCGAGCACTTCCGAGCGGCGCACGAGCCACATTCTGGCCGCCGACAACTCACGAGCGCCGCGCTGGTCGAAAAGCACCTGGTACGAGTTGATCGCCATGAGCAGCTTGCGGTTCGCCGCGCGCTCGCGGTCGAGGGCTTCTTCGGGAGTGAGTGTCATGCTCGCCTCCGTCGCTTCGGCTTGGCCACAAGGTCGAACCCCATTGCGTCGGCAAGGTCGCGTAGCACATTAACGCGGGCTTCCGGCGTGTGGTGGTGCGCATCGCAGAGCGTGCCCAGTAGACTCGCGCAGTTTCCGCCAGCAGCGATGATGGCCGTGTAATCCGCGTGGTGGCACTCGACGACGGTCATGCCGTCGCAAATCTTTTGACCTGGCCGCGGGCAACCGCCGAGGATATACCGCAACTGCTCGCCGAGGTTCTTGTACTCGGCGATGTCGTGCAGCCGGTCGTTGAGCACGAAAAGCGTTGAGTTAAATCCCATCGTCCATCCCTCCATCGCTTCGTGTCGATGTCGATGAGACTGGCGGTAGTCCCGCTTTCGACGCTGGCCCCGGCTGGCGATAACCGCACTTGAAACAGGACCACGAACCTGGCTCGTCTGCTGGGCCTTCGTTGCGGGCCTTGCACTCCGGGCAAATCCAGCGGCGCTTCGACTGGAACGCCGTGCCGGTGTCGACGAGTTCATCCGGTGGTTGCGGCCCATCCGCGCCTGCCGAGCTAGCCGGAGGCCGAGTGGAGTGGGTATCTTCCACTCTGGGCACGGGGCGGCCGAGCACGCCTTTCTCCTCCATTTCCTCGATGAGTTCAGCGTCGGTTTTCATTGCCTCTTTCAACTTTTCCCATCTACATCCGACAACAGCGAAGTGGGTTTTGCTCGAATGTTGCACAAAGACATTGTTGCGGTCAACGCTCTTCTCACAGTGGTCAAATGCCTCTCGCATTGCCGCGCACGTCGCTTCCAGTTCCTTGACGCGGTTCTCGGCGGTTTCCCGTTTGTCGCGATGTTCCGCAGCCAGTTCGATGCCGCAACGATCCTCTCGCTCGAATTCGGAAAGTTCCGCTTTCAACTCTGCGATTTGCCGGCGCGCGGCGTCAAGCTCGACGCCCAACGTACCGCCCGAATGCCAGCCGTCCATCAGGCCAATCTCGGTCGCGGAAACTTGCAACTGGAACATGTAGCGATTCTCGCGATAGAACGTCGCCGAATTCAATAGCCGTTGGGCAACGCTTTCTTCGCCGCCGATGCAGCGGGCACATTGCAGCGCTGCGTCGCGAATATCGGGATCGACCTGTCCCTCTGCCTCGGTTGCCGCGCGTGCCATCCTGTGCCACTCTTTCGGCCCCACGATCTTCTCGTCGTCGCGGAGTTCGACGACCGTAATCCATTCACAGCCTGGTGCCGGATCATCCCACGGCATGTCAACTCGAACCCAAGTCGGGCGACCGTGGTCTAAATGCACGTAGTAGGCTCGTTCCTTCGGCTTCTCCGCTGCGGCCTTGGCTCGGCCCATGTCATACCACGACCCAGCGATCAGCGTTGCCTCGTTAAAGCCAATCTTCATGTCGTCGCCTCCGTCATTTCGATCCGGCAGATCCCGCACTCTCTCTGCGTCTGATTCAGGTAGTCGCACCAGCGGAGGACGCCAGCACGCAGCAATGCGCGGACCGTCCGCCTTTGCGGCCAGTACACGCCGTCGTCGAGCCCGTCGAGTTGCGGGCCGTGGTCACCGAACCACCAAAGTTCATTGCCGGCACGCATCAGGTCGGTCAGTCTGCGCTGGGCCCGCGTCATGTCGCGTCCTCCCGCAAGTTGAAGCATCGAAACCCGTCGCTCAAACAGTCCGCAATCAGAATCCTGCACGCCTCGCACACGCCCTGAGCGCCGCCATACTGTGAGTGAATCCAGTAGCCCTTTGCTGGCACGGTCGGGTCGGATATGTCGTAGTCCCTGGTCCATTCCTCGGTGTCGGCCCAGCATTCGATTTCCGCGCCGCACTTCGGGCACTCGGCGATCGCGTCGAGTCGCTCCCTGCGCTCGTAGCCCTTGTCGTCGTATCCCAGACGTTTGACGGTGCCGAGTTTCATTTGCACGACTCCTCGAACTTCGTCGCAAGTTCGGAATTGCTTTTGCCTTTTGCGCATTCTTTGCACGCTGCGTCCCCGTGCATGCACGATTCGCAAATTTCCTTGCCGCACCAAATGCAATCGAAAATCCAGTGCAGCGCTTCCGTGAACCGATGGCAGTTGTCACACCGATAGCCGCGTGTCATGGAATCACCTCTTGGTCGGGGACCCATTTGGTGATCGTGATGAGCTTCATCAGCGCGAACGAATACTGCGGCTCTTGCCGGGCCGCAAAATGCAGTTCGTATCGCCTCTTGCAATGCTCCGCCGACTCCCTGCGCCTGAAACGCAAAATGTTCGGCTCATCGTACAACATGGCATACCACGAGATGTTCATGTCGATGTTCTGCGGGGGAACATCGTCCTTGATGAACCGATCAACGAATCCGGGATGCTTGACCAGCACGGCGTATTCAAGGGCATCAGCAGCGTGGCCGCACGGCTCGCAGATTCCTTCGTCGTTTGGCGATTGCGATTCGCGTCGTCTCCGATCTTCTTCGCGTCGTTCGAGGTAATTCATGTCTCGCTTCCCAGCAGCCCCTCCGGTTCGACCGTCCGCACGACGATTTCGACTCTTGGGTTCGCCTTGTCGTCGCGTCGTTCGATTGTCAGCTTGCGGATTTGCTTATCGTCGTCATACGCCACGCCCTGCAAAGTGTCGAGCAAAAGTTTCAATCGGTACACGTCGCCGATCTTCCGTGGTCGATAAAGGGTGGCGTCAAACCATAACTCGCCTTTGAGCGGCGTGCAGTCCGAGCCTTTCGCCAGCTTCGCGATTACCTTCGTGTACTGTTTTTTGTCCGGTGAAGCGTAGTCAAACACGCGAAGCTTGCCACGAATCATCTTGGCCGTGTACTGCAAAAGCCCGTTGTCGCTGGGCGGCCACGGCAGCACAGCCCAGACGACGCCTTCTTCGCGCGTGATGTGCGCTTCGGCTGGAATCTTCAATTCGTGCCGCTTGGCCTTGCCGTGACTGAGGTCCTTCGCCTTGCGTGGCTTCTTGGCCAATTTCCGCACTTCGTCGATGGAAAGTGTCTGCTGGGTACTCATCTTCGCCTCTTGCACTCCTTGCCGCGCGTGAATTCCCGTTCCTGGTCAATGAACGTTCCACACGGAAAAAACAGATAATACCCATCGTAGCACTCGCGGAACCTGGCAGTCTGCCGGCGCTTGCAGCCGGGGCAGACGCGGCGCAGCTTCCGGTCCGGCGCGACGGCGAAGTTACACAGTGTGCTCATGCCTGCTCCAACTCTAGATCACGGACGATTTTCAAGGCCATCTTGTAGCCGCACAGCCGCGTGTAAAAAACCGGTTCGTTGCTTTCGAGTGGCCAGCGAGCGATCCGACCGCAGCCGCATCGGCAACGCGGGATGTCCTTACGGCGCTTGTTGCCGTTCGGCCGTCCTCGCATGTCCTTCGGATTCCAAAGCTTCAAGTTGAGCATCAGTTCTCCGCGTCGAACGCTTCCAGGGCCGCGACGGCTGCTTCCCAAGCGTAGCCAGCGTTCGTCATTTGCTCCTCGGTACAAAGTGGCTCTGGATGATTTGACCAGCGTTCCTCCATCGCCTCGCGCTCGGCCGTCGTCTTGACCACCGCCCGCAGCAACTCGATCTCGCGGCGCTGGCGAAGGATCGCACACGTCAACTCGTCGAAGTCCTCTTTGGTCATCACGATTGAACCGTGCCGCTTCCGTATGACGCCTATCTCGATCTCCGCGAGTCGTTCGTCGGTCATGTCGCGTCTCCGTCGCTCATCGGCATGATGATTCCCACAAACGTCAGCCCGTCGTGCTCGTTGTCAATCCGAATCGGCTTCGTCGGGTCGCGCGGGATCGTCAACCGCACGCCGCGCCGCGCATCGATTGTCGTCTCGGCAGCCACGGTCAAGAGTCTAGCGAGCAATGCCGGGTCGACCGAAATGCTGACCGCGTTGCGCGCGCCGTAGTCCGGTACGCAGACTTCGACTTGCGGGAAACGGCCTTCAACGACAGGTCCGACGCTGTACTCGCCCTTGAATGGCGCGTCGGGACGTTTGTCTACCGGCGAGACGCGCAGGAATCCAGCCGCGTCCGGCGTCTCGCTGAGTTCGACGGGTCGCGGGTCGGGTCCGATTTTGCTCAGGTCCACGATGCGCTCGAACGAATCTCCTGGCTGCTCGTCGTGCGGCCATTGCATGATCGCCAGAATTCGGCCATCGGTCGCCGCTGCGCTGGCCTCGTCTGTGCGCCGCAGACGCACGCCTGAAAGGGCGTAGCGCTGGCTGCCGGTTGATTTCGCTTCGTCAGCGATCTTCTGTAGCGCGGCCACGGCTTTGGGATTGGTGATTTTCATTTCGTCGCTCCCACGGTCGAAGGCTCGGCCGCTTTTTCAAACAGCGAAAACAAAAACACCCGGTCAATCAAGTCGATTGACTCCCAGCACTCGCGGAACTCCCCGACGTGTTCCTCCATCCATTCATGCCAGGCGGCGAACTCGCAATATGGCCCCCCGCTCGGCTCAAGCTCAACCGCGCGAGCGTGCCAGGGCGTAACGCATTCGGTCGTTGCAGCCATCGTCGTCTCCCTCACTTGGCGGCGTCGTATTCCGCCCAGAACCTTTCGGTCGCGTCGTGCTCGCGCTTCGACGCCGCCGGGCATCCCCTCGCATGCCGGTAGTCGTCCTTGTGCTTCCGCTTCTGGCCCTTCTTCAAGAGCGGCTGGCCGCATTCCTTGCAGAGCTTGTAGCCGCGAAGTCCGTGGTTTCCCATCATTTCATTCAACTCCACATGAAACCCGAAAGTTCGATGAGTCGATGCGTCCGGCGAATCAACTCGGCGTGCAGCGCCTCTTCATCTTTGCGACACTTTTCGAGCGCTGCGCGATACGGTGCCGTCAGTGGGTCGTCCTCGTCAAAAATTGCCGTTGCGCTCTTCGGCGTGGCCACTTCGATTTTCCACAGGTCGTTCTCGGCTTTCTGGTAAACCGTGGTCCACCAATGGTAATGGTCGCGAAGCTCGGCCACCGGGTCGTCGTCTGGATCGGCGTAGTCGAACGATCCTAACTCGGTCTCATTTCCGCCGTCGTCCTCCATGTAGCGGCAAAGGCACTCGAACGCCAACGGCGCGATCAAGTCGCCGTAGTTGTGAAACTCATGGCCGACCGTTCGTGGCTTGATCGTCGTCCATCGGCACCATGTGAAATCTCGAAACCGAATCCATGCGTCGTGAACCGGCCGGCCGCCCGGTACATCCTCGCGCAGAAACCGCTTGACGGCCCACCACGACCGCAGCAGGCGCGACGGTTCTTCGTAGCCCGACGTGTTCACACGGCGCACGCTCGTTTCGAGTGGATGCTTCTCAGCAGTGTTCATGCCAGCAGTTCCTTGTCCAGCCCCCGGTCGTGAAACAACTCGATCGCCGCCATGATCGTCGCAGCCATCAGGCGTTGCTCGTCCTTCGCGTTTTCCTCGCCGGCTTCGACCCGCGCCCAGTAGTCGCGGAGCTTCACGGCCTGCTTCCAGGCTTCGATGTTGTCGCGGTCGTCGTCGGTCAGCGTTCCCACCAGTTGCCTCCTGGTTCTTCATGCTTCGGCCAATCGCTTTCGTCATACGTGCGCTCGTTCTTGCACATCGACTCGAACCGCGTGCAGTAGTCAAGCCAAACGAGATTCGCCTCACCTGTCGGGCCGTTGCGGTTCTTGGCCACGATCAGCTCGGCAGTGCCCTTGACCCTTTCTCTTTCTTCGCCCGCCGGCAAAAAATAGTCGTCGCGATGGACGAACCAGACTTGATCAGCCTCCTGCTCGATCGCACCAGATTCTCTGAGGTGCGTCAACGTCGGCCGGTTGCCGCGGGCCGCGTCGGTCTGCCGGTTCAACTGCGCGAGGCAGAGCACGGGTCGGTCGAGTTCTCGCGCCATGTTCTTAAGCCGTTGCGCGATCGCTGCAACCTGCTGTTCGCGCGGCGCTCGGCGGTCCTCGGCCGCGATGATTTGCAGGTAATCGACGATCACCAGGTCGAGCCCATGCCGCCGCTTGTGCCGCCGGCAGAGCGACGAGATTTCCGGCATCGACCGACCAGGCGTGGCGTCGATGTAGAGCTTCGCCCCAGCAAGCGCGTTGTTGGCCTCGCGGATCTTTACACGCTCCATCTCGCCCAGGAATCCGTTGCGGCACTTGTGCCCGTCAATGCGGCCGTGCGTGCAGAGCAGCCGCTCGCCAAGCTCCCCTTCGCTCATTTCGAGTGATACAAAAAGGACCGACGCCTTGATGTCGCCGATCATCGTCGTGCGATGAGCAACGTTCGTCGCGTAGGCCGATTTTCCCATGCCGGGCTTGCCGGCCAAGATCACCAGTTCGCCGTTCTTCAAGCCGCCCGTCAGTTTGTCGACGTCGGCGTATCCAGTCGAAAGACCGGATAGGCCCTCGCGGTCCTGACGCGCTTCGATCGACGCCACCGCCGCCGACAACACGTCGCCGACATGCTTCGCTTCCTTGCCAGCGTGAAGCTCGCCCACCCGAAAGATTTCAGACTCGGCCTTGGCCAACCGCTCGGCCGGTTCCATGTCGTCGAACCGCGACACCCGCACGATCTCGTACCCGGCCATCTCAAGCCGCCGCATCTGGGACGCCTCGGCCACGAGCTTCGCGTACCATACCGCGTTGTGCGCCGTCGGCACGCACTGCGAAAGCTCGTCGAGGAACAGCCGGCCGGCGATGTTCTTTTCACCGGCGTCGGCGACTTCGTGAACGTCAGCCAGTTCCGAAAGCTGCCCCTTTTTCTTGAGGTAGTTTGCCAACAGCGTTGGGTCCGGCCGCTTGTTGTCACGCGACATTTCGAGCATCGCCTGGAAGATGAACCCGTGCGGCGGCAGGTAAAAATCCTCGACGCGTAGCACGGTTGCTACGTCGTCGATGCGCTCGTGGTCGAGGAGGCACGCCCCCAGCACGCCACGCTCGGCGTCGAGGTTCTGGGCTGGAAGGCGAGTTTCGGATTCGTCCGTCATGGGTTTGGCCTCTTGGTCGCGGGAGTAATCCAGGGTTCACTCGGTTGCGGCGGCGACCGCGGAAAGGCGCGTGTCAGCCGGACCCTTGCGAGCATTTCCTTGAGCTTCGGTTTTCCGCCGACGTGCCGCTCAAGGCAGACGCGAAGGTATGGCACGCGCTCGCCGGTTGCGCACAAGCCGACACTCTCGATTGATTCCTTGATGGCTAGTTCCGTGATTGCGCCTTCGTTCACGAGGACGGCTATTTGCCAAAGGAACGGGTCGTTCGGCTTGGTGCATCCTGTGACTTCGTAGAGCCTCTCGGCGATGGGTGCGCATGCCGAAGAAAAATCAAAAACGGGAGACGAATGAGACTCAGGAGTCTCCTGAGATCTCTTTCTCTTAGTCTCCTTCTCCTTCTCCTTCTCAGGTTGCGCGCCATGTTGCGCGTTTGTTGCGCGGTCGTCGCGGTCATCTTCACGACCAGAACGCATCTTTTTCATGCGTTCAGCAGGCGTCATCGGAGCGTTGAACTCCTTGAAATTAGGCAACTTAACGCACGTCGGGTTTTTCATTTGAACCGCCCAACCAACCGTTTCCATCGCCTTACCAAGTCCTGGCGCCCCGGCAAGCTGGTCAAGATCGGAAAGATACAATCCTTCAAGGATCAAGTCGTCGCCGTCAAATTTGCCTTGTGATCTTGCCTCGCTCCACGTCACGGTTAGTAAAGAAAGCGCAACACAGCGCAACGCCGGCTCACTTATTTGTTGCGCGGATGTTGCGCCGTTGTTGCGCGGATCGCCGATTGGAGACAGCCATAGGCGGAATTCAGACTGCTCGCCGAGCCGCCTTGCGAGCCTGATGAGCTTCAGGGAAGACATCAGGTTCCCTCTGATCTTGATCCATCCCTCTGCCACGTCCACCCAGCATCTTCGCTGGCCATCCTTGGGCATAGCCACCCGACAAAACCGCCGGCCCGGTGTTCAAAGCCGTCCGCCCGAGGTGGGCAAGAATTTTAGGCCGGCGGTTTCGACGAATGGCTGGAAAAAGAACAAGCCCGACTTTGAACGCTCGCCACCTTAGCAGCTCCGGCCCCAGCCGTCAAGCGGAAATCTTCTCATCTTCCTGCGGTTCATCCTCGCAAAGCTCGCCGCGGAGCACGCGAACGTCGTCCGGGGCGATGACGCCGAGGCTCACGCGGCCTTTGTAAATCCGGTTGACGATGATCCTGATGTTGCCGTTGATGACCAACTGTTCGCCTTCCCGGCGTGTAAGGCACAGCATGTGACCTCCTTGCCTTGCGGCGGTTTCAATCCTGTCGAACCGTCAAATCCCGGCCCCAATGTCCACGAACTCGGCCTCTCGCCACTTCGGACGAAAGCGAATTCCTAGCCGCGACTCGGCACCAATCCACAGGCGAGCGTATTCGGCGTGCCGCGCTTAGGCATGAATCAGGTCGCCGCTCCCGACGGGCGATAGCGGCCCAGGATCGTCGTCGTCTCCATCGTCGCCCCAGCCTTCATCTTCGTCACGGAAGGGTCCTTGTCGATGGTAGGCAAGCGATGCGACACGTTCAACGGCATCCGGTGGCCAGCGAATCGCCGCTGACTCCGCGATTGAACGTCCGGCGCGGCGCAGGCCCCACTGGGAACACGCGCAGGTGCAACGAACGATGTCGCACAACTCTTCGCCGAACGATGCACGTTCCGTCTTGACGAGCCAGGCTTCCTTCAAGATCGACATGGTTGACCGCTGAATAACGCCGTGGTAGCCGCCCGCGCCGACGACGAATCCGATTGCGGTACGCGGCCACCATCGCCAGCCGTGTTTGCTTTCGAGCGCCAGCAGCGCCGCCAGGACGCGAAGCTGGTGGTCGGAAAGCCGCTTGCCTGAGCAGGTCGTGAATTTCATGCGTTTTCCTCCCGCCCCTCGCACCACTCCGGCGTCACGCCGATGAACCCGATCCAGCGGCCGTTCCGCCCGCAGACGTACTCCGCTCCAGCGGGCCAGAAGTCGGTCCTCGGCCGTTCTTCCAAGTGCCGGCAGCCGGCGCAGAGCGTCGTCGAGCGGGGCTTGGTCGCGGCGTCGTCATCCTTGTTCGTGCCAATCATAGACGATACCGTTATCGTCGTCAAGCGGTTTTTTTCGCCTTCGGCCCCGGCACTTTCTTGCGGGCGTTCAACCGCCGAATGTCGGCCGCCGTCAGCAATCGCAGGCGTTCGCCATACCTGGTCCCCAGGCCCATCGCCAGACACAGCGCCCGGACGCGCCCGGTCGAAATGTCGAGCTCGGCGGCGGCTTCGGTAACGGTAAAAAGGCGGGTCACTTCTTCCTCTCGTAAATCGTCAGGTAGTCGTGCAGCCCCTCGTACTGCGGAATCTCGACCTCGGCCACTTCGCGGAACTCCCGGTCGAGCTTCTTGAAAAACCTCTCGTCTCCGGTGCAGCCGCCTTGTCCCTCGCCGATGAAAACCACATGCCGACCACGATATTTGCAAAGGCTCTGCCACGCCATCGGTTCGTTGTACGGCGGCCAGCAGAGCATCAGCGCCCGGTCGGCGTGTTCCTTGAGCGCGTTCGGTTTGCCGCGCTGGACCTGAATCCAGCAGGGGTTTTCCTCATGGTAGTGGTTGCCGGAATTCGGCCCTGGCGGAAGCTCGTCGTAGGCCAACACGTCGGCACCCCGCTTGCGCAACAGCCAAGCCCAATAACCGGTATTGTGGTTCATGGTCGTCGCTGCGTACGCTTGTCCATCTGGCACAGTTAAATCAAACACTGGACGCAATATAGACGGCACAACCGAACGCACCCCGGACCAGATTCCAGCGATATGAAGAGCGTTCAGGCGGTCTTTCGCGGCACAGGGGCGCGACTTTTCAAGGAGCGATTCAACTTTTCTGCGAGACGCCCCCATGCCTCGTTTTACCTGATCCGCTGTCAATCGTTCCGCCCAGCCGTTTTCTATTCTTAGTTCGTCAAAAAGCGATGGCGCTATGATGCGCTCGACATAGGGCGATTGTGCTCGGCATTGCCGCTCGATCGAATGCTGTAAAGGAACAATAAGAGATAACTTGTCAAGCCATTCTCCGGTGACGGTTACTCCAAACGTGTCACCATGAGCGGCGCGACGGGTTCCTGCGGGCCTGCGTTCTTTTCCGATTATTCTGCAACAAAAGATACCAAGATTCAGGAGAATCGCTGCGACTACATCCGCGACCTTGTAACTTCTCGACCGAAAACACCATCGGTGTCGTTTTGGTTCGTATGTCGAGTCGAGAGAGAGACCGGCCAATAACCTCAATTGACACCCGCGCGGCGATCTTAACGCGACGCCGGGTACTACCTTATGTTCCGCGCCCCATACCATTCCGATTTCGGTTGCCCACTGCGATAGTGCGCGACCGATGAAATACGTTGCGCTGGATGGCCGTTTTTTGTCGATAAACGGAAGCCGGCACCCAAAGACATTTGCGCCTAGCGCGGCGATGCGATCAGCATGTTCTCTGTTGCTTATCCGAATTCTGTTCTTGTCGGAGTCACCGTCAGCAATCATAATTCCGATCATCTCAGCCATGTCTTCATTGAAAATCTGGCTCACCTTGAATTGTGTGGCACGACCGCCAAGTCGCTTTGGCTGTGGAACCTTTTGCGGTGGTCCCCATAAATCTGCACCGATTGGGATTAGCACTCGATCCGTTTTTTTCAAGTCGACGACGCGCTTCCATAGCTGATGGCCGGCGTCGTCATGGCACAACACGCGATGGCGCTCAGAAACAGTGACCTGATGGCCGCCGTCGAGCGTGAGGCGAATGGTCAGTTGTGGTCCCTTGTTCCATTTGCGAACCACAAGAGATGGTCCGTTGCGTCCCGAAATTGTCGATGACGCCGCAATCTCGTCCAAGCGAACTATGCCCTCTGATGTGGCAACGAGAGTGTCGCCAACCATGCAACCCGCGCCCATCTCGACGATTGGCCCGAGATCGGCAATCGAACGCAAGGCAGCGTCACAGGGGATCGCCCAGGAGTATTTCCCGGCGAGTTGTCTGCGCAGGCCATGTTCGGTTGGCTGAGGGAGCGATTTCATCCACGCGGCGCGGTCGGTCATAAAAAGTTCGTGGTCGCGCTCGGTGATGAAGGCGGCGGCGAACCACTCCGTTAGGTACGGGTTGCCGTCCTGCTTGGCCTCGTCGAACCACTTGGATAGGTCACGGCCGATCATTAGTCGTAAATCCCCACTCGCACCAGCTTCGGCTGGTCGACGTCATCCCACTGATGCCGATCAAGGAAACCAGTCGCGAACCCATGTCGCCACACCTTCTTCATCGCTTCGACAAGACTGGGAAGCGACTACGGCGGCAGCGAATCAGAAAACTCCTTCCACCTTCGGTCAAAAGCCGCCTCGAATAACTCCGGCGTGATTTCGCTGGGCATCAGAAGTCCTCCGGTAACTCATCCTCTTTGATGCCCTGCTCCTGCATCAGCTTGTCCTTGACGTGCTCGACTACCATGTAGTTCGACGTGCAGAGCTTACCGCCGTGGAGCATCGGTTGCCACGTCTCGCCAGGACCAACAGTCTCGTGCTCGGCCGCCTTCACCAGTTCGCGGTTCTCCGGCGTGTCGGCCAGGAACATATCGTTGCAGCCGTCGTTGCTCATGCGCTCGCTGAGCCGGCCCAGGAACGCGGCGATGTAGGCGTACTCGGTGTGGGTCATGTCGGTTCGCCTTCGATTTCAAGTAACAAGTCTCATGCCCACAGCTTCGCTCACTCGCCGTAGATAATCAGCCAGTTCGCCATTCGTCCACAATCCTGCATCAGTCCCCAACGCATCTGGAGGGTACGGAACGTCTGACTCGATGCAGTCGAGCAAGTCATCGACAACACGCTTGATTTTAACTCGCAACTCTTGTTCTTCTGTCATGCCGAGTGCCTTTCCCGCCACTTGCGAACGGCCTCCTTTTTGTCGGCATCGGTCTTGTGGTCCGATGGCGGCGCGGGCATGTCGATCACCGGCCCCATTGCCTTGTGGGAGCCGCAACTTCGACAACCAAGATTGCCGTCCATGTCGCGGCTGACTTGTCCCCCGCAACGGCTGCACGTTCCAACGATTGGCATTACATGGCCTCCACGGAAATTGATGCCCACTCGTTTGCGTACTCGGAATCCATTTCGCCGACGACGCACGCACGGCCGCGGCGCTCGCACATCTTCACGAAACGCGCCAGGTTCTCGGCGTGGATGGTTCTCTTCATTTCACGGCCGGCGTCAAGCTCCTGCCGAAGCATCTCCCACTCAACGCCTAACGAAAAAACGACTTGCGGTCGCACGCCGTCAAGTTGCCCGTCGTCGATGTCAAACGGCTCGATCAGTTCGTATTCGGTGCTCACGCCCACCTCCTCCTCAACGCCAGGAACTCCGCGCCGATCGGCTCGGGCTCCGGCAATTGCCTGGTCGCGTGCTGGGCCAGCCACGCCAACGCGGTCGGGTCTTGCTCGGCCTTGAGGCCCAGGATTTGCGCGAGCGTCAGCGCCGGCCAAAGTCTTGTCAAGCTGTCGCCAACGAAAATTCTCTCGCCGTGGTAACGCCCATGACAGTTGCGGCAGAGCGCGAAGAAATTGGCTTCGTTGTCGATCCGTTTCGCCGCCTGCAAAATATGATGGACGAACAGCGGCAGGTTGAGGAACTTCGGCATCCAGCAGGCCATGCAACGGTGCTGGGTCTTGAGCCATCGTGTGCGCAATTCCGGCCGGTCGCCCTTTCGCCTTTTGCGGACCATCGGCGACTTGCTGGTAAGGGGCGTCGTGCGCTTGAGGGGTGAGCGTTTCATTTTCCCACCACGAGCATTGCCGGATTGAGCACACCGCCGTTCTCATTGGCCTTCTCGCCCTCATTGCCGACCTGCGTTTTCAGGTTGTGCCAGCGTCGAAGCGCCTCGCCGTGAATCCAAAACTTGGCCAGTCCGCCAACGGCGCACCCGTACATGAAGCCGGTGACGCCTTCCTCATCGGCGAGCGTCGAAGTGGCATCGGCACATTCATCGACGGTCGCGCCACCGCCAATTCGGCTCTCCATGATCCTGGCCCAGCGCTCGGCGTAGGCGACTACGGCCGCGCTATAGCCATCTTTGGAATTCGTCGCGCACCAGGTGTTCCAATCGTTGAGTTTGCCGGGGTTGACGGTCATTTGCGCCGGCGCGCAGGCGAGTGCGTCAGCCAGCGCTGACCGCCGCGACGATTCCTTGGCTTCGTACCGCTCTTGCTGCGCCTTGTACTCGGGCGACTTGATGTATTCTTCGTGGCGGCGGTTCGACTCGCGCCAGTATTCCGCCACGATGTCACCTGACGTGACGCCGGCCTTAGCCTCAAGCATGATCTCGTTGAACTCGAATCGCACCGGCTTGTTGCCGCACATTTCGATGGCCTCTCTCGCGCATTCGTCGATGCTCGAGCCGGCCATCGTTTCCGCGAAAACGTGGTCGCCCTTGTCGTGTGTCTCGTAAAACGGTCGCATCGGTTCATCTCCTTGGGTTGTAAAACCGGCGGCGGCTCCTACCTAATAGCGTTGCCGCCGCCGGCAGGTTCCTTATGTTTTCATTGGTCGCCGGTTTCCTCCTTTGGGGTTCATTTGTGAATTTACCACGGCCACAAACCGATTCGTTTCAGGAACACGCCAAACCAGTTCCCGGAATTCCGCGAGCCAAACTCAAAGCCGAGCACGTAGAATCCCCAGCGACCAGGAACAATGCCGCGACGATTGCGGAACGCCTTGGGCCTTTCAGCACGAATCGCCACCACGACCACGGACAAATCTGGATCGGGCCAAGTCTCATGGGCGAGCGTTTCACAACACTGGCCTCGGTTCGTTTTCGTTGATGATCTTTGACACGGCGGCATGAACGCGGTCTCCGATCGACTCGGACACGCGGAGCACGCTTTTCATCAGGCGTTCGATCTCCTTGCGGTGCAACCGCTCCTGCTGGTCGAACAAATCGTAAAGCACTCGCCAAAGAACATCTTGCGGGATGTCGGTCTGCTTTCGTCGCGCCTTCCGCCGACAAACGCAAGTTGGGCCGTAGGTCGGTCGGTTGCCGACGATCAAATGACCGCAGCACACCGGAACTTCGGCTGTCTTGCAAATGCCTTGCGTGGTCACGATGAACATGGCGTTGACCTTTTCCTCGTAGCGCTCAAATTGTCCAGACTTCAGACCGCGAAGGAAGTCGGCCCGGCTGATCTTTACCTCGATGCCCGTCAACCCCGGTTTTATGTTCGCGTCCCAAGCGGTTGGCACCAAAATTCCGTCCAGCCTTCCGCATCGTAATGATTCCGTCTCCCGTAGTAGATAGCACGACTCGGCCCATTTTTCGACGGCATCAAGCGCGGTTCTTGCGGAATGGATCGTCGGGTACGGTGTCATCAGGTTGTGCGCGCGGGAGCCGGCGGCATAGGTTGGCCTTTCGGCGTCGTGTCATGCGTAGCCATTGCCGGCTCCCTAAACCTTTGGCCTAGCAACGCCCCTTGGTCTTCGGCTTGTCTGCCGTTTCGAGGTTGACGCAACCGCTCCATCACGAGACCTTGCGCGGCCTCAATCAGTTCCGCAGGCAACTCGGACGACTTGCGACCGTTTCATGTCTTGACAAACTTCCGAACCGCGACGCCAAGCCTTAGTTGACAATTGTTGTAGCACTGTCCGTAATGGACGATTGGGCCGCCGCAAAAGTCGCATTGAGCGATCAGCAATCTACCATTGGAATGGGTTTGCGGCTCGGTGAGGTGTCTTTCAATCATGGCTTGTCGTTGTTCGAGTCTACGCAGCCTTATATCATCCAAGAAGCTCATGGAGTCGACTCCTTTTGGCTTTGCTTGCCCTTCGCCTTAGGCGGCTCGACCTCGCGCATGCGTGCCATCACAAGCGCCTGAGCCCGCTCGATCAGTTCCTCGCTCGCAAGCGGCGAGTCCTGACCGACGAAATGCTCGCCGATTTTCGAGACCTCGGCCGGCGTCGTGGCCCCTGCCAGGGCCGCGCGCACGTCGTCGAGTGGGTCGGCCGGCGGGTCTGGCGTATCCAGCGGGATCTCGCCGGGGGCCATGCGTTGTTCGCCTGCTGGCTCCATCGCCGTGTCGGCCCACTGGTTCAGTTCTTCGCTGCGGGTGGACACCGGCGCGGTCGGCTTCTCAAGGCGTGCCGTGAGCGCTGAAAGCGATGAAGGACGTTCGGTGCGCTGCTCGATGTCCATGACTTCCTCGGCGCAGTGGAACCCGCGCAGGATGTCGGAGAACGTGTCGCGGAGCGCGAACGACCTGGCCCGCATTTGGAGCATCCGCCGCGGTGAAGTTTTCCAGGGACCGGTTTTGTCCCAAAGGCCAGCCTTCCGCGCGTCCGCCACGGTGAACGTTCGCGTGGTCGGCGCACCGTTCGGCAATCGGCGGACGGTGCAAGTGCAACCGAAGTCCTCTTTCTCGCCTGACCAGTCCTCCTTGAACGATTCGAAGTCGAACATGCCGCTCCCCTGGCACACTGCGAGCATGGCGTCACCCCAAAGCGATGGACGGCCATTGATGACCGCGATGTTCTGTAAGCTGGCCATCGGCGTCAGACCGACCTCGGCGCCCATTTGCAGGGCCACCAGGATTGCCTGGGGCGACTCGACGCCTTTGGGTGCCAAGCCGGACGATGCGACGTACTGGGCGAAACGCCACATCTCGTCGAGCGTCGTCAAGGACAGGCCGCGGCGCCCGGCGGCAATTGGTGCTCGCGCCGGCTGTTGTGTTCCGTTCGTTTCCGTCTGCGGTTGGGTTGCGGTGCTCATTTAGATTAACTCCTGGCGTATTCGTTGTGCCCGCGTCTAAGTATAGCAGGCGGCTATTGAGCCGTCAAGCGTCGGGAAGTAAATCTTTGAGCGGGACTTTCAAGGCCGCCGCGATGGCCGCAAGCGTGCTCAACTTGGCTCCGCGCGCGCCCGTGTCGATGTAGTGCATGGACGGCTGGGAAATTCCTACGCGGCTGGCAAGCTCGGTCACGGTGAGCCCAGCCGCCAAGCGTCGCTCCTGGATTCTGGCGGCGATTTGCAGCCGCAAACGGCGGTTTTTGCGTGTTGACGTTGGCATAGCCGGGTAGTATAGTTGCCGTTTTGGCGAACGTCAAGCAAGGAGCAACGGCATGGCCACGATGGTTCCGATTTCCGAGATCGACGTGAAAGGCCGCTCTCGCAAGGCGATGGGCGACATTGCCAGCTTAGCCGACAGCATCGAACGGGTAACGCTGCTGCATCCCATCGTACTAACCTCGGACAAGAAGCTGGTTGTCGGGCGCAGGCGAATCGAAGCGTTCAAGAAGCTAGGCCGCGATGAAATCCCGGCCAACATCGCCAGAAATCTGACCGAATTGAACCTGCTGCTAGAAGCGGAGCGGGATGAAAACACCTGCCGCGAACCGTACACGCCGGAAGAAGCCGTCCACCTAGGCGGTCGGATCGAAACCGTCGCGGCCAAGTTGGCTAGAGAGGCACAGCAAGCCGGCAAGAGCGCTGATGGGCAGGCCGGCGGTCGTGGCAAAAAGAAAAACCTTACGGGAATTTCCCGTAAGGATTGCCGCGACACAAAAGCCGAAGAAGCGCGCACGACAAAGGGGCAGGCCGCCGCCGCCGTCGGCATGGACCGTCGCACTTACGAGAAGGCAAAGGCGGTCGTCAATTCAGGCGACCGCGATCTCATCGACGAAATGAACCGAACCGGCAAGGTGAACGGCGCCCACAAAAAGCTCGTCGTGGCCCAAAAGTCGGCAGCGATCGAGAGCGAGCCGCCGCCTTTGCCGGAAGGCCAGTATCGCGTCATCGTCGCCGACCCGCCGTGGCAATACGATGCGAGAGAAGAAGACCCAAGCCATCGCGCCGCGAATCCGTACCCGTCCATGTCCATCGCAAAAATCAAAGCTCTCGATGTTGGCGCGCGAGCCCATGACGATTCCGTGCTTTGGCTTTGGACGACCAACGCGCACTTGCGAGAAGCATTCGAGGTAGTCGAAGCGTGGGGCTTCACTTACAAGACGATGCTCACCTGGGGCAAACAGAAGATGGGTACGGGCGACTGGCTGCGCGGCAAGACCGAACATTGCCTGATGTGTGTTCGCGGTAAGCCGACCATCCGGCTCACGAATCAAACGACGTTGCTGATCGCCGATTCCGGCAAGCATTCGGCCAAGCCGGAAGAATTCTACGCGATGATCGAAAAGCTCTGCCCTGGCTCGAAACTCGAAATGTTCGCACGAAAAAAACGAACGGGAGCATCTTGGAATTATTGGGGAGACGAGATAGAATGATGGCATGAAACGGCAATGCTCAAAGTGTCGCAGGTGGCTCGATCTTGATCAATTCATAAAGAACAAGGTCTGCGCCGGCGGTCATGCTCGCACTTGCCTTCGTTGCTCGGCAAGATACAAACACAAATGGCGCAAAAAACACAGGAAAAGACTAGCGTTGCGACGGAGAGAGCTTTACAAAATTCACAACGGCGAGAAAGATCGGATTAGAAAAGAGAGATTCCGAGAATCGCGGCCATTGAGAGCGCGAGTAAATGTGCTACGGCAAGGAATGCGCGACCGCAGCAGTGCCAGCAGGTTGCCGTTTGATGCGGCTGTCTTTACTTCCGGCTTCATCAGCGATTGGCTTTTGCGATCACCAAATTGCGAATGTTGCGGGAGAAAGCTCGACATTGGATTCAAGACGGACGGGAAAGGTCATGATGACTCGCCTAGTATCGACAGGATCATCGGAAGTCTTGGATACGTCGTCGGCAACGTGGCGTTGCTCTGCTGGAGGTGCAATTGCATCAAGCGTGATGCGACCTGGAAAGAACTGTCGACTGTAGCAAATTGGTTGAAGCGGAAGATCAAAGGGCATGGCGACGAGTCAGCTTGAATTGCCGTGGGACTCGCCGTTAGAGCGGCGTGAAGAATCGCCTGAGCTTCCCAGAGTCGACCCGTTCTGCGAAACGCGCGAATGGAAAATGGGTGACGGCGCGCAAAAGCGATGGGCAGAGGCGCAGGCACGTCGCGGCAGGATCGTGTTACCGGTCTACGGATTCGAGGACAACGTACCAGAAACAAAAGCGCCGATGTTGATTGCGAACGACGGACTTCTGGTCGCGCCGGACTTGCTATTGATGGGCGGCTCGAAGGGCGTTCAATGGAACGAAGTGAAGGCCAAGGCTGCTCCGACATGGCGACGGCTTGCGCCAGGGCCAAGATGGGAACACGGTTGCGATTACTCGCTGCTGATAGGCTACGAAGAAGTGCAAGAGCGAAGCGCCGCACAGGTTTTCATCGTTCTCAACGAAACGATGACCCCGATGGATTTGCAACGCGAATCGCAACTCGTTACGGCTGATATCTGGTTGTACATCCCGCTGGACGACGCAAAGGACTTTGGCCAGCATCGTCCCGACTGGCCTGGCGGAAAACAGCAGCCGAAACGGCGTGGCCGCCGTGGAATGGGCGGATGGCTCTGGCCTCGGGATGCGATGAAGCTCATTCCTTCGACTTGCCTTTGACACGGCTCAACTTCCTGAATTCTGTCGGCTGAACGACGTACCCCTTCCGCTCCTGCCACTTCCACGACCACTTGCCGCCGTCCGGGAGCACGCCGAACGACGCCGGGCCGATAGCGGCCCGTAGTTGGTTCTCGCGCAGGTCGCGGGCCTGCTCAAGCTCCTTGATTCGCCCCTTGATCTCGGCAAGCTCGGCGTCCCACTCGGCGGCTTCCGGCGGCAGTTCCACGGAATGCCCTTGATCTTTCGGATGGAGTCGCTCGAGCGCTCGCGTGCAGCTTTCCGACCAGTCGATTGCCGGCGGCGTTCGCGTCTCGACGTGGTGCCAGAATTCTTCCAGGCGGTCGAGCATGACGCCGATGAAGTGGTCGTCGCGCGGCAGGTCCAGCCATCTTAGATGGCTATTGCCGACTAGCGCCACGAGCGTCGAATGGTCGCAACCGACCACGGCAAGCTCGGCCTGACATTGCACCTGGTAGTGCAACGGCGCCTCGCCCGGCTTCCAGTGCCGGTCCATGTAGGCCGAAACCGCCTTGACCTGCACAAGTCCGATGCGTTCTTCCAGGCAATCCGGATTCCACTCCTCGGCGTCTGGCGTGCATGAAACGTAAGGCCGCGACGGATGGCGCACGAGGTGGAACGCCGGCCAGGGCGTCACAAGTCGGCCGCTCTGCTCGGCGAACTCCTCGATGATGAGTTGTTCCAGACGGTTGCCGATTTTGACAGGCAGCTTGCCGCCGATGTCCTCGGGCTCGGCAAGCCCAGTCTTGGTCATCCAAAGATCGGTTGGCGAGCGATAGGGATCGACCCCCAGCGCGGCGGCCGTCTCCGAAGCGCCGATCGACTGCTGGCGAAGCGCTAGCCAGGCGGCGCGCTCGTCGATCGTCTCGGCCTGTGGGCAAGCGGCGGTGAGTTGGTCGGGGGGCTTGCCGCACGATTGGCACTTCTCGAAAGCGTGCTCAGGCTTCGTGAGGATGACGCTCATGTGGTCAACCTATACGGAGTAGTTCGCCCTGTCAAGCCTGCAAAAGCCGGTCAATCGCTTTTTTCGACGGCCCGCTCGGCTTGCGAAGTCCGCGGGTCCAGTGGTCAACCGCGCCAACGGTCACGCCGATTTCGTCGGCCAACTCGCGGCGGGTCATCCGGGCCAGCAGGCGCTTCAGCTTGCGGCGGTAGTCCTGTGGCTTGCCGTTGCGTGTCATGTCGCGTTCGCCTCGAAAGCCATTTGAGCGTCGATGATTTCCACCGGCATAGCGATAGATGCTAGGTGCGTGACCCATGCTGCCAAGTGCATCGCGTAGTGGAACCGCACGCGGTCGGCAATCTCTCGGTCGCCGCGCGTCGTTGCGATTTCGCGATCGTTCATCCGGCCTCCCTCGCGGTCTTGTTCGCCGCTCTCTTGGCTGCCCTGGCTCGCTTCTTCGTGCAGGACGGGCAGTAGGTCTCCTGCCGTGGTCCGACGATTGACCAGCCGCGAATACGAATTGCGTAATCGTAATCAGGCTCCTCCCAAAGCTGCTTGTGGTTTCCTGGTCGTGCCAGCGCGACGAGCGAAGCGTCGATGTTCTCGTCGCAATCCTCGGTATCGCACCAGAGCGTTACTCGGCCGTCGCGGATGCTCACTTGGTCGCCCCTTGGGTTCCCGCCTCTCCCTTCCCCAGCACGGCTTCACGGGCGGCACGGCCATCGATAAAGCCCTCTCTGCCGCCGTCGTATGGGTTCCATCCGGCACTATGCGTATCAAAACCGGTCATAAACCCTCTGGTGTATGACTTGCCGAACGTTTCTGCCGCCCAGATCGTCGCCTCGTTCGATATTTCGGTCGCGTCATCCTGAGTCGGTTTAGAGCACAGGTGGATGGCGCCTACTGGGCAACCACATTGAAAGTCGTGCGAGACGGTACAAAACGCTTGCGGTTTCAGCCCGCTTACGCTGTACGCCTCACGGACTAGCTCGACGCTAATCCGCCGCGCTGTGATGTCGCGGGCCAGGATGGTGGAGAAGTCGGTCATCGTTTGTTCCTCGCCTGCTTTACTCGGTCGTCGAGCGCGTATAAGGCGTCGAGCACACAATACTTGCACCAGTGGCCAGTATTGGCAACATCGTCCGTCGTTATGATTACTTCGACTAGAAGCTTCTTGCCTCGCTTTTTGACGGTCGTGCCAAGCCGCCAATCGCAATGGATCGGCCCTCCGGCGCAGGCATTGGCCTCGGTGATTTCCTTTTCGCATCCGTCGCAGTAGGTTCGGATCATTCTGCGGCATCCCTTCGTCTCTTCTCGGCGAGCATGGCGGCAGGTGAGCGATAGGCCGTAGTTGCCCTAGTGACGGCGGCTTCGGCTCGCCTCTTGATTTCAATGCCGTAGGCGCTCTCGTCGAGGCGCCAGTCGAATCCTTGAACGAGCTTCACGGCTTCAACCAACGCCTCGATTTCCTCGGCTGCTTCAATCAGGTAGCAGCCCCAGTCGTAGTCGATCAGCCCTGCCAAGCGGCGCAGGTGGCCGTTCAGTGGGGTCTCGCTCTTGTCGGTCGTCATGGGGTGTATCCTCGCTTGGCGTCGGGAACGGAGTCGGCGCCTAGCGCCCCGTCAATCTCCTTGCGTTTTGCGACCCAGTACGGATCGGTGTCGAGCCTCGGATCGTCGTCCTTGATCCAGTGGCGCCCTTCGGGATGATGGCAACTCAAGGTCTGCTGTGGCTGCCAGTGATACGGCGGGTTCTGCCAGGTGCCGACGCTCGTGCGTTCGACGGGCTTGGCGTTCGCCAGCAACCAGCATTCGCCGGTCGTGCTGTTGCCGGGGATGTTGTAGAAGTTGTCTCGGCAGCCGGCGCAGAGCGTTTTCTTTTGGTCATTGGTCATCAGTCGCCTCGATTTGCCTTTTCGGTTTGCAGAGCCCGCGCCACGTACTTCGTCAATCGGTCATACACTTCAAGCTCAAGAAAAATCGTGTTCGTAATCGTCTCGGCCGGGCAGAATCAAGATGGGTTTCACGGCCGCTTGATCTCGGCTTTCTCTCGTGCAAGGCGGCAAGCTTCTTCGTGCTGATCCAACGCTTCGGCTTCGGTGCTGGCGCGTGCTTGCGACTCGTCGCGTGGTCCTCCGAAAATCATCGTCTCGTAGAGGAGCGGCGGTCCGTTGCCGAATTGGTGGTCGATGCCAATGAACACGGTCGAGACATGCACGCCGCCGATGTCGCTTTGCTTGATCTTGCGCTCGCCGTGCTCGAACCACGTCGCCCATTCGATAACATCAGTTACCGGCTTCGGCTTGCGCTGCTCGTCCAGAATCCAGTATTGGCTCATGCGTCCCTCGGCTTCTTCAACACTCGGTCACGTAGCTGGTCGATGCAGGCCAGCATGCGCTCGGCGTGTAGGTCAACTGCTTGCGGGACTGGCCATAGACCATCCCCATCAATTGCGATTCTCGCTCGCCCATCCCATCGACGATGTATCGTGTGTAGTCAATCTCGTACAGAATCCGCTTTAGAACGGCCTCTGAGCCTCCGGTCGCCTTGTGGCGGAATATGAAAACGGACAGACAGTTGAACGCCTCCATCATAGCTTCTGGGATTTGAGGGTCGGCGGGTTGCAGGCCGTCTGGCACAAATTCCATGTCAACCCGGTTGCGGTTCAGGTCAGACACGTACTCAAGCAACCCGTCGCTCGGCTTGAACCACTCTCCGCGAATGCGGTCGTTGCGGAAAAGTCGTTGCGTCGGTCGTTCGATCGCGGCCTTTCCAAGCATCACGGCGCGGACATGAAGGGTCCGATAGTTCGCAACCTGAAAGGTAGACAGCCGATTTGCGAGGTCATTGGTCCAGCCGATTTTGATTGGTCCATCCTTGCCGGCTTGGATGAAGTAGACGCCGTGGAAGTTGATGAATTCTCGGAGCAGGTGGACGTTCAGCAGGGCATACGATGACACAAGATCGAATTCCAGTTTGCCAACGAACGCCGAAAATTGCCCAGTCAATTCTCCGCCGCTTTCCTTCTTCAACACGGTTCGCGCCGTGTCCAGGTGAGCGCCGATCATCTTCGCGGTCTCGTAGAAGTCCGCGTAGTGCCCGGCGGCCAGCAAGTTGCGGTACTGCCGATAGGCTCGGCGAATCGCAATGGCGGCAAGGTCGATGGCTGGGACTTCCATTGGCTACCTCTTGCTCCGTTTGAGGTCGAAGGCGTTTTGCGAAGCGGTGTCGAGCCCCTTGAAGATACCCTTCACAAACTTGTCGTCGGCGCCGCACATCTCCGAAAGCTTCTCGGCGCGCTTGTGCAACGACTCGATGGCGGCAATTACGCGGTCGCATTCGGCGCGAATCGTCTCCTTGCGTTGTGCGGCGGTAGGCTGTTTGGGCGCCTCGCCAGCTTCCTTGGCGGCTTGTCGCTCGGCTTCGCGTTCCGCCTTCTCGCGTTCCTTCTCTTCGCGCTCCTCGCGGATTCGGCGAAGCTCGGCGTTCTGCTCGGACTTCGACAACTTCGCGAGTTCAGCAGCTTTAGAGACCGGAATCTCATCGGCCTTCATCGCCTCTTGGAGTTCCTTTGATCCATCCTGTAGCACCTTGGCGGCGCTGCGGATGCTTCGTTCGCTGACGTTCAAGAGGTCGGCGGCGTCCTCTTGCGTGAGCGTCGATCCCTCCTCATCGGAAGGCGGCAAATTTGCCGAATCGTCGCCTTCTTCGGGGATTTCTCCGTTTTTGAACAAAGCTAGCGCCGCTCCGACCGATGCGCGTTGCGTCTCGGACAGATGCCGGCGGTGCAAGTTCTTCATAACGACGAACCCAAGCGGCGTCTTGCCCTCCCCATCCCAATCGCGAAACCTGGGCTCAACCTTGGCCTCAAGACAGGCGTTGTAGCGGTTGCGCCCATCCAAGATTCGCCCGTCGTGGTTGATGATGTCTTCGGCCAAGCCGTTGTCCTCGATGTCCATAACGAGCGCATCGAATTCCTTCTTGTCCATCAAGGGGAAGGCGTTGGCCAGAGGGTGAAACTCGACTTTCTTTGCCATGCGTGTCGCTCCTTCATCCATTGCCCGGCCGGATTCTAGACGATGTGCCGTAATGCGGTCAATAGCAAATCCGAAAAAAACTTTCAAGCTGCTCCATTCCTGTGCTTGGCCCACCGTGCCTTGGCAGCGATCTCGGCGATTTCCTTCCGGCGCTTCGGCGTTAGCTTCTTCGACGCGGCGCGGGCCTTCTTGAGTCGTTGCCCGGTTGCGGCCCGTTCTGCCTGGGTCTTGTCCTTCCAGCGGAGTTTCGCAAGGGCCTGTGCTGACGCGTTCTTTCTTGGCATGGAGCGATTCTAGCGGCTTGCCGTTGTGCGGTCAACGGTCGATTTACCCCGTCAACTTCCCTTCGGGATGTCGTGGGCACCCCTGACGAGCTTCACGGCCCGGCAGACTTCCAGCGCCGCGAAGTACCGTGCCATGCCGCCGGACCCGGCAGCCTCGTAGAGCATGGGTCACGACTCGGCCGTCGTGTTCTTGCCGATGCGCACGATTTGGTCAGCGGTCAGGCCAGCCTCGAGCGCCCGCAAAACCACGTCGCGTAATTCTTCGTCGGTCATCGTTTTCCTTCCGGTGGCATACGCGCTTCCAGTTCCGGCTCGTCGTAGTCGCCCATCGCTTGTTCAACGCCCATCATCCCTTGCGATTCAAGGAAGAAGCGGCATTCCTCGTAGGTCGGCACGCGGCCGAGTTCCATGGCGCAGCCGATGGCCCGGCGCTGCTTCTCCGTGAGCGTGAAGGTAATGCGGATTTTCACGCTTTCCTCGGTCCTTCCGCAGCCATGCGCGCCAGGTTGGCGTCGGCCGCGATGAGCACCAGCACACGCTGGCGAGTCAGGTTGAGCCGGGCGGCCGCGGCGCGGACGCCGAGGAACCCGAGCGTTTTAATTTTCGCCATTTCGCTTTTCCTCTTGCGTGAATGCGCCGATCGTTCGTTGCCTTGCACTTGTCCGAGCAGGTCTCGCGTTTCCCCTTGCTCCGAAAGGCGAACCATCGCCCGCAAACGATGCACCGGATTTTCAGCGGGCAGCCACGCCCGCAGTCCAGCGCGCGATTGCCCTTCAAGTCGTTGGCGGCAACGATCCTCTCGTTCCCGCAGTCGCAGCGACACAGCCACCCGGTCACGCGAGCATTTCGCAGCCCCTCGCGGGCCGCCATGCCCAGCACGACGAGGCGGCAGAATCTCTTGCGTTTGAGACTCGGCCGCCCCTTCGTGCCAAAATGCCTTCCGATGCCCGCCACCGCTCACTCGCTCAAGTCGTGGGAGCATTGTCCTCGAATTCGCCAAGGGCGTCCCACACAGCATCCCAAGATTCGGTCGTGACTTCTTCGGCATCAACGTCCTCAAGGACCGCGGCAATTTCGGCCGCGTCACCGTAGACGGTGCCTGTGCCGTCCGAAAGCCGGACCCACCCTCGCGGAAGATTGTCGTCGGCGTAGACGGCGATTCCCTCGGGACGCCGGTGAGTCGTGTTGACGTTCAGGCGTTTCAGTTGAGCCTCAAGTGTCGTCTTCATGTTTTCCCTTTCGTTTTTGGTCGCCCCGTATCCCGTTTTTGCAGCAACTTTTTGCGCAACCATTCTGATATTCCCGCTCCATCGGCTTTTGCCGCCTCGCGAATGAATCGTGCGAGACTGCCACGGACAACGACTTCGGAACCCGGCTTCTTCTTTTGATTGAGTCTCGCCCACTCGACTTGGTAGTGCGATCGGCAAAGCCCCTTGGCGACCGGAGCTCTATTGCAGAGTTTGCATTTGACCGGCTTCTGTCGCTTTTGGGGAACCTTGCGGATATGGCGGCACTTACCGGAGAGCGTCCGTAGCGTATGCGCTCGCGTGACGATTTCTTTGCCGCAACCACGGCAACGGACAAGCCAGCACGCGTAACCGCCTCGCGCAAATCCGGCCAATCCGACGACGTGCCAGATTCCATAATCTTTCCCAGCGTGGTCAACGAATCGCGGACCGCGCGCGGGGCGGACTTCTTGTAAAGCAGCTATTGTCTCACTCTTCCCTTGCTTCGCCGGTGCCATCGCACGCCGAGCACTCGCAATCTCCGTGCTCGGCATCTTCGATGGTGCCGGTGCCCTCGCAGTGCCAGCACGGGAAGTATTCGGAGGTCCGGTCGTTGGTCGCAGTCTCGTTGGTCGTCATGTCTTTTCCTTTCGTGGTGGTCGCGTCGCCCCGTGTCATTACTCCCTCGCGGAGCCCCTCGGCCCGACGTGGCTCAGTCGTAATACATCCCGATTCGCCCGGTCAGGGCGATGTCGTCCCGGTCGCGGGGCGCCGCCGAGGCGGCGCACTCGGCCGCCAGGGTGTGCGGGCGGGCCATCGCGGCCCGCCGCTCCTGCTCGTCGGCCGCGTCTTTCGCGGCCATTTTTTCGATTTCCGACTCGACCGCACCGGCCGAGTCGGAAACCCAGTTAACGCTGTCGATCCCGTAGGATCGACAGACCAGGGCGTACTGCCCCCCCCGGATCTCTTGGCCACCGATCGTGGCCGGACCCGCTACTACGCGTCGTGTCGTCTTCATGTCTTTCCTCGTTTGGCCCCGGTTATAGGGATCGCTGGGGATGGACAGGACTCGAACCTGTCACGGATGTGCCGTGCCGAGTCTCGTTTAGGATTTCTCCAAACTCGGCCAACCCAACCGGCCGCCATCGCGCACCGGCCATGCCCAGAGATCCCCTCGTCGTTTCCCTTTCTTGGCCCCGGTTACGACCGACATATTGCAATACGTGTGCCAGTTTCTTCGATTCGTAAAACCGGCTGAAAACTATAATCGCTGGACGATGCCACCCGAAACGGTGTGTCTAAACCGCGGCGCGTGTATCACTTTTCGATACAACGTCGGCGGACTTCGGCCCGCGCTCGCCCTTGAATTTGCGGATTCGCTCGACTTCGGCGGGGGTGAGTAGCACGAAATTGTCGGCCAGTCGCGTGCCAAGTTTCAGCGTGGCGGCCCGTCTCGCAACCGTGCTGACGCTGATTCCGAGCGCCTCGGCGGCTTGGCTGAGTGTCATGGATTTGGTGCTCATATCTCATCATTCGTGCAATCTCCGTGCCGTGGCCGGTTCAGTCGGTCTCGGCCTAGTCCAATTCGTCAATGCCACGGCGAATCGAAGTGTCGTTGCCAGGATCACGGTGACGACGACGGCGGCAACGATCAATCGAGCCATCGCGCTCGGCGGCGGTCGAAACGGGCTGCCCTCGCGTTCGCGCTCCGCGGCGCAGCCGATCATCAGGGCGTGGACTTCGGCGGGGGTCATGGGGTTCCCTGGGGATGGTGCGACGCATCACGGGCAATCGGCACCGAACATGCCTTTTGATGGGCACCGTTGGGCTGCTTTGGTCGTGGACTGTTCATGGTGGTCGTGGTCCTTTCGCGTTTTGAAACCCGCCGGCCCGGCCGCAACGAGCTGCCGGGCGCGGCGGTGCTCCCTAGCCGGGGAGTCGGTGATTATGTCGTCTCATCGAGAGCTTTTTCGGCATCCTCGGCGGCGAAGTAAAAATCGGCTAGGCTCGTGTCCTCGCTGTTGCCCAGCTTGACGATTCGTTCAAGCGTGGCCAGCATCGCGTCGAAAGCGGCCAGTCCCTTTTCGGCTGCCTCCGTCGTAGCCGATTCTCCGGCGGTGCGGTAGTGGTGGCGGATCATCTCGGCCAGTCCATCGCGGGGTGTCATGGGTTCCTCGTGGTGAGCCAGCGGTTCTTGCCTCGGACACGTCGATATTGCCGCCCCCCAAGCGTGAGGTAGACGGCAACCGGCGGTCGGTCGTTCGGCGCGGTGATGCCGTTGAAAAACTCGGCGCACGGCAACAATTCGTCGAGCACCTTTTGCGGCCCGCGTGGCGTATGGTCGAGTGTTTCGAGCATCCGCGCCGCGAGTCCCTTGACGTGGTTGATTTGCGTTGAGTTCATCCGTCCCGCCTTTCTGCGCGCCGCGCTTCCCGCGCGTCGTGTCCGGCGATGCAATCCAGGTCGCGTTCGGCTGCGGATTGCCCGCGGGCCTTGGCGACGATCGCTTGGGCCATGTCGCGGAGTTGTTCTGGCGAGTACGGCGCGGCCTCGTCGTCGGCTGCGCAGATTCCGTGTTCGCTCCAAAGGTACTGGATGAGGAAATCCACTGCTTCGGGTGCCGTAGCGATGAGGCGTGCCCACTGCTCGCCTTCCTCTCCGTCGTACACGTCGGCGACGGGCGAGCATCCGCCGTCTAGGTTCGTTCGATCGACCCAAAAGCCGATCGGGCGTTCATCCGGTTCGGGATGCGGGCGGTAGGTCCAGGCCGTCGTCATGCGTCACCCCCTTTCGCGCGGGCGATGGCCTTTGACAATGCCGCGTGTGCTACGTGGCCTGAAAAGTCTTTCTTAACGCTGCCGGCGGGTTTCAGCCGGCTAAGGGCAAGCTCGCAGGCTTCGAGCAAATCCGGCGCGGCCGCCAAGAGCCTCGCGTTGGCGATACCCTCGCTCACGCCGATCGACTCTTCTTCCGTGGAAACGACAACGGCGATGACGCGGTTGCCTTGCCAAATCTGGAATTGCGAGCTGCCGTCGTTTGGCAATGGTTCGCATTCGCCTTTGAATTCCCATTTGCCGGTGGTGTGCGGCGTGGTGGTTGTCGTCTCGACGTTCAGCTTGCTATCCCAGTGGATCGCCTGGTCGGCGCGGAGCAAGCGCAATTCGCGGGCCAGCAGCTTCCGGCATGGGCGCACGTCGCGCCGCTCGATGCCATGCCGCTCGCAATAGATGTATCCCTTGTTGTCGATGTGGGTAACGGGCGCGGTGCATCCGTCTTCCATTTGGCAAGTCAAGGTGTGTGAGGTCGCGGTCATGTCGTGGGTTCTCCGTGGGCTAGGGGTTTCAAACGGCTGCCAGGTCCGCCACGCGCTACCGTGGCGGTGCCGGGAGTCGTCGGGTCGGTCAGAACAACAGCATGTTGGCCATCCGCAAGATTCCGGTCGCGCGTTCGGCCGTGGTCGAAACCTCGGGGTTAAGCTTGGCGCGGGGCGCCTCGGCGAGTTGCGCCGGCGTCGGTGGCTTGTCGATCACGACAAGGGCGCTGGCTACTCCCGTTTGGCGGAAAGCTTCGGGACCGGTGAAGCTTCCTGCGTCGATGGTCTCGGTGTAGGCGTCCAGGTCGGAAAGCCAATTCTGAAAGTCCGTCGCCTTCCGGTCTGAGCGCTGGAGCGTGCCACCGGAAACGATCGCCACCAATCGGCCGCCCGGTTTCAGCATGTCGTACACTTTGCGCACGTGGTCGGCATCGCTGCCACGCTCGAAAGGCGGATTCATAATCGCCGCGTCGTAAAAGTCGTGCGCGTCGCATTCCATGATGTCGTCGTGCTTCGCCAGGTCGTGCCCCTTGGCTGCCAGGATCTCGCGAAGCTTGTACGACCGTTCGACGCAAGTAACGGCAACGGTCGCGCCGTGGCGGGCACGGATTGCGTCGGCGATGTCGCCTTTGCCGGCGCTGGGCTCAAGGATGAGTTGCCCCTCGCGGATGTCGGCGGCGGCAAGCATGCGCTGGATGAGCGCGGGCGGCGTGGGGAAAAATCCGGGGATGTCGCAACCGTGCAGGGCGTGCTCCATCCGTTCGATGGTGTCGCGCCGCTCGCGTTCGGCTTGGTCGGCGCGCTGCTCGGCGGTCGCGGCTCCGTCCGTCAACTCTTGCAAGGCGACGGCGACGGGTGACGTGTCGGCATACTTGCCTGAGTCGTGGCAATCGTAGTATCCGCTCGATTCGCTCGCATGGCGGACCAAAGGCAGGATCTCCGTCTTGGTGCGCAGGCTTTGAAGGATTGCGGGCACGGTGCCGGCGTCCCACGCGTCGGCCAGTGCGCGGAGTGCCTTCTGGCCACGTTCAAGGTTCGCGCCGTCCAGTTTGCGGCTAGCATACTCGCGCAGGCGCTTCGGCGTGGGGTTCTGGGTCATGTGGCGCAGTGCGTGGTCGACGTCCTTTTGCATGGCGTCGGCCAAGTCGCGGAAGCGGCGCGCCTTCTGCTGGGCGTCGTAGGTCGGTGCCGTCGTCGGCTTCGACTCCCTCGTCGGCATCGGGAACATCGACCCGCCGAATGAGGCGGAAAGGCACGTCAGCGCTGGCCCGCGGCAGTCGTCGCAAAGGCAGAGCATCCGCGCCGCGTACCCAACGGCGTAGCCTTGGGCTGCCTTGCAACGCTCGCAAACGCCCCACGATTCGCGTGGAGGGGCGGCTTTGGGCTCGGCCGGTTGTCCGTCCAGCGCGGAGCTGGCCCACTCCTCGGCGGTGTGCTGCGATTTGAAGGCGAACCCGCCCGGCGTCCGGCCCCATTGCCGGGAATACCACCCGCCGGCGGTCTCGCACGATGCGCGCAGGCGCTCGAATTCGGCGCGGTCCACCTTGGCGGCCAGGACGATCAGCCAAAAGTCGAAACCGCGTTTCGTGTGGTGGTGCTTCTGGATCTCGTAAGCTTTGTTCGGCGTGGTCGAGGTCGTCGGCGGTGCGACGGGCAAGCCATCTTCCAGGGGGCGGCGGTTCAGGTAGTCGAGCGGTTCGGATTCGACCGACCAGCCGGAGCTATCGCTATGGCCGTGTTTCAGGTAGTTCCCGTGGCCCATACTGTAGACTTCGCGGTGTTCGATTTGCTCCTCTTGAATGCGGTACTCAATCCGCCCCTCGATTCCGCTGTCACTCAATCGCATGTCCTCGGCGCTGTTTTCGATTGCGGCGGTAGCTTCGGCCAGCGTCGTGAAGTGCGCGCCGTCCAGTAGGCGCGAATCGTGTACGACCCGCAACCGGGGCCAAGATGGGCGGTCTCGAGGAACGTTGCGGCGGCCGCGCGGAGTTGGCGGAAGTCCTCGCGCTTCCCCTTGCGGAAACCGATAAGCACGGTGCGCGCGGTGGTGTGCCCGTGGTAATCGGTCATGCTGTCCGACGTGTTCTCGTGGAGGTGGGCGACGATCAAGGCATCAGCCCATTGCGGGATGCGCCCGGCAAAGCGCGCCTTGCTGGCGGCAAGCTCGGCTTCGGCTTTCTCATCTTCGGCCGCGCGCTCGGCTGCGTAGGCGGCGCGGCTGGCGCGCTCGGCGTCGTCCGGCCGTGCGTCGACTTCCGGCAGGACCAGGGCGACGCGCGCGGCGTCGGCTTCGGCGACGATGGCCCGATAGTTCTCGACGGTGATGGTGCCGGCGTGCTTGGCGTGGATCGCTGCCAGGGCGTCAAGGCAGGCTTGGCACGGCTCGGCGGTGAACGGCATGAGTTCCGTCCGTCCGTGGTCGGTAATCTCGACATGAAATTTCCCGCGGAAGCGGAGTTGCGATAGCGCCTCCGTGGCGGCTTTTGTTTGCCGTGGTCCGGCGGTGCTGGTCCAGTCGGTCATTCTCGATTTGTCGGTCATGGGCAGGGGTTCTCCGTGGGCTAGGAAAGGTGAAAAGGGGGTTGCGGTTAGACTGGCGGTTAGACTGTTCCGTCGACGATGCCGCGCTTCGCCCTGCCCGGCCGGAGTGATAGCGGCCATCCCTTTGGCTGCGGGATTGGCGGTGCCGGCCAATCGGCTGGAAGGTGCATCGGCTGGCCGTTCGCCAGGATCTCGTAAGGCATGGCCACCCATTCGCCAGTAATTGCCAGGGATGCGACCGCAACGTACCGTCCGCGGTCCGGCGACCATACGCCGATGAGGCTTTCGTCGTGGTTGATCGCGAAGTGTCGGCCGGGGTTGTCGCGCGTCGCGCGTTCCACGATTTCTTGAGCGCTGGTCATGCTGTGATTCTCCATCTGGGCTAGGGGTTGTTCCCGCGAAGTTGCGGGCGGTTGTCGTAGGGATCGGGTTCGACAACCGGCGCGGCGCGAAACCTCGCGTTACAGTCCGCCAAGCTGTCAAGCGGTTGGTTGCGGATCAAGCTCGACTCGGAAGTGCCCATTGGAAACGGCGTCCATGAATTCGGCCAGCGTGCCGCAATTCGACAACCGGCGGATCTCGCAAAGCCAAACGAGTCCATCCGTGTAAAGCCAATAGGTCTGCTGCGTGCCGTTGTTCGCCTTCGCGATACGGCGAACCGTTTGCGGCTCGGGCGCCTTCGGGCGCTGTTTGCGGGGCGTTTGTCGGCGCGGTTCGGTGAAATGGTTGCGGTAAAGCATTGTTTCTCCTTCGGCTAGGGTTGACGGCGGACAATGGCGCGCCGGCGGTGAGGCCGGCGCGCGGATGGTACGTCGTCAAGCGGGGCTGCCCGTGATGGTTTTCGGCAAGGGGATGTCGGCGGTCGAAACCTCGTAAGTGTGTTTCATCTCGGGACGGCTGACGGGATGCACGATTAGCGCTGTCGTGCGACGGCGAGCGAAAGCCGTCGGGCAATCGGGGCTGCGCTGGGCGATACCACCAGCCGGTAAGAGCGGAGTTGCGGCGGAGTGCGCGCCCACAATCGGGACATTGGCCGGTTGCGACGATGGCTTGCGCCGCGGTGACGCAAGCCAGGTGCCGCGCGGCGGAGCAAGCATTGCATTGCGTGGAGTAGCGGTTGCGGCGCTTCCCGCAAGAGCAACGGTGAATCGTGCGGGTTGTCATCGGGAAACCTCCATCGTGTGTCGTGTGCGGGATGAAAGCGCGTGCTACTCGCCGATACGATCGGCTGCGCGGGCCAGCTCGCGCGCGGCGAACCAATCTCCGCGGGCCAAAGCGTAGCGGGAAGCGACAAGGAAAAGATCGGAAAGGGACATGGGTTGACTCCTGGGGCTAGGGTGGATTCCGGCCGGTGACTCCGACCGACATACCCGCGCGGCGCAACCCGCGCGGAGTGTCGGCCGCAAGCTAGGCCGCAACGGCGAGCTCGCGCGCCAATTGTTCTTCGACCGCGGCGCGCACTGCGATGCGTGCCGCGCGCCTCGCCTCATCGCCATACCGATCGTCGAAAATCGGGCGCGCCATCCCGCCAAAAGCGGCGGTTGCGGCGCCGGCCAAAGTCGCCTTGTTCGCTGGAATCCGTTCGGCGAATACGGCAACGATAACCTCGCCGTCGCGCGCGGGAACGGCAACGGCGAAAACGGCATCGGTGCCAGCAGGATAGCGGTAGGCGTTTGCCACCGCGCCACCGTGCGAGCAGGCGAAACCGGCGCCTTTGGATTCCAGCGCGCGATTTGCGGCGCGCTGGGCAACGTTGTCGAGGTCCACGATGCGAGTGCGCCGGCGGCCTGGCCGGTTGTCGGAAAGGATGACGGTTTTCATGGTCGTATCTCCAGGCTAGGGGGTATTACCGCGACGTTGCGGGCTTCCGCGCGGAGGTTAAGCCGCGCGGTAGTCGGAAACGTCAGGCCGCGCGCCGGCCACCGAAACGGACGACGAAGAAACGGTAGGCACCCGACGGGCAAAGCAGCCTGACGCCAGCATTGCCGTCCGGCCGGAATTCGAGAGACTCGACCGTGCCCAGCATCCCGCACACGTTGACGCGAAAGCCGTTTTGGTGCGCGGCGACAAGATCGGTGCGGGTCCTGACGACGCGAAGAATCGCGAGCGAATCGGCGATACGGTTTGCTTCGCGCACGTCGCGCAAGATCGGCGACGGGCGCGGAATCGGGAGGGTGCACGGTTTGCAATGGCAGGTTTTCACGGTGACTCCAAAGGCTAGGGAAATGGTGGTTATTCGTCGGTCGAATCGGAAACGAGCATGGCGCCGCGCTCGATTGCGGAAAGCGCGGTACGGAGGTTATTGCGGGAATCCTTGAGCAATCGCTCGTATGCTTTGATCGGCTGGCCGTCCAAGCCTTCGGCAACCGCAATTTCTTGCGCCCGCCGCGCGAAAGCGGCGGTAAGACCCTGGCGCGAAAGCTTGAATTCGACGCAACGAGAGGTTAGCGGGCTGGCGTCAATCCGCTTGTCGAAGAGGTTTTCGGCGCCGTCGTTGGTTGTGGTGAAAATCCAAACAACGTGCGACGGAATGCGTTCAAGCGTAACGAGTAGCTGGCGGATAGCGGCCGCGGAGAGCCCGTGACACTCGTTGCAGATTACTGCCCAACCGCCGCGGCCCCAAAGCACTTTGCCAGAAGCGCGGCGCTCGAGCTCAAGAATGCGGGCTGGAGTCAGGGATTCGGCGTCAACCTCTTCGGTCGCGCCAACGTCCGCAACCTCTTGAGCGATAAGCCGGCCGATCGTCGTCTTTCCCGTTCCAGACTGGCCGATCAAGAGGAACGCGCGGCCGCCCAAACCTCCGCGGGAACGCAAGAGCTCGATTGACTTGACTACCTTCTCTTGCCCGACGACTTGAGAGAATGTCGTCGGACGATACTTTTCGTTTAGTTGCACGGGATTCTCCGGTTGGGTTGATGCCAGCAACATATAGCAGGTATCGTGCCAATGGGACAATTTTCGGAAGTATAGGTAGACTGCCGCTATCCACGCTTGCCAACGTCCGCAATCGTCCAGACCATTACCTATCTTACCTAATCGTGTACTCAATTATGCGACACTTTTTCTCAAAATGGGAAAGATATGTAACGCTATGCTGGCATTAGGCTTACGGCGAGACACGGCAGCACTGACGCCAGGCTGACTGCACGTAACGATATGTACGTCATACGCTTACGGCGACAGTCTCATTTTGGAACGGCAGCATAGATCGCCGATCGGCTGCTATATACTGTCGGTCGCGACCGTCCGACAGAATCCCCCCTGGTCGCCTACCGTGCCTGCTGCCGCGGCCTGGTGTCGATTCTCGACCGCAACCGGCACCAGCTCGCCCAGCAGGACCAATCAGCCCGCCGCCAGCCTGGGGCTGCCGCAACCTTTCGGGCTGTTTTCGGCCGGTTTTCGATGCTGGAATCGGTACAATGTTAGTTCCGATTGTCGTTATGAGTTTAGAATCGTCGGAAGATTCTACGGCGCATAGGCTTACGACGATTAGACGAAAGGCTAAATGTCGTAACTAGGCTAGTGACAACGTGTTGCGACTAAACCACCCATAGGCGGGTCATCATTTTGGTGGATGGCCGGCCGACGACCGTGTACCCAACGCGCACGTTTTTTTGCCTATTTCGGCACATGGGTTGCAATGTTCCAAACCACTATGGAAAAACGACTCAGCATCCGAGCCTCGGCCGCACTCATAGGCGTTCACCACAAGCGACTCGAACGCCTCTGCCTCGCGCACGGCATCGGCAAGCGGAAGCCGAACATGATCCCGCCTTCGACACTGTTGGACGATGCCGACATGGAACGATGCCGGGAGTTGCTCAAGACGGCGCCAAAGCGAGGGCGCCCAAGGCGTTTCGGGCCCTGGCCGCGACCTGTGGCCGAGGCCAAACAATGAACCCCCGCTTTCAATTCTCGCGATCTATCCTGGTTGCCAAGGCAATTGCGGTCGTGCTCACCATTGTAGTTACCGCGTGCCTTGGAACGAAACAGATATGGCGATGGCGAAACGAACCCCGTAACGAACGGATTCTCCACGCGGAGGCGATCCGCCGTATCGAAACTCTCCAAAAAGAGCTTGATGAGGCCAATGCGGAACTGAAGGCGTTGCGGCCCATCGACATCATCGGCAGTCGCGATCCGCTCGTGGGGACGCTGGTGTGCCCGGAGGACTTTCCAGTGGCCGGCTGGATCAAAGGCAAGCCAACTTGGTCGCGCGTCGTGGTGCTAGACCTCTGGACCTACACGTGACCGGGCTACGGGATGGCAACCCGCGGCTTGGTTCAAGCCCATCAGAAGTACGGCGATCGCGTGGCGTTCTGGTCGCTCTGCCAAGAGGACCGTGCCTACTGCCTCCGTTGGTTCAACGCCGAGGGTTGCAAGTCAGGATACGTGCCGCGCATGTGGTCCTGTGGTTTCGGCGCGAGCGTGCCGGAACCGCTACGGTCGTGCTCGCCACTTGTTGCCGTCGTCGTCGACGGGAAGATCGTTTGGGCCTCTGGCGACCGACTGTACCAGACGCTCGGTTCGCACGCGATGGCCCTTGGAGAACTTGATTATGTCCTTGATGCCATAGTTGGAGAAGGCGAACCTATGATGACCAACGATCCCTATTTGCAACAGCAACACGACGCCCGCGAGGAGTTGCTTGAACAGCGCCGGCGCGACGAGGCGCGATTCGGCGAGCTTCCGCTCGAGCCGCACTCCGGCGCGTGCGTCCTATCCGTCCGGCTGGGCCGGCGCATCGACCAAATCCGCAACGAGGACGGCTCGTTTGTGGACGACGACCCGCCTACGAATCGGATGTGGCGGGATTCGCCCAGTCCGGGCACGACGCGCAGCAGGCCACGCCTTCCAGCGGCGTCTCGGGCGTGCATTCTCCGTGAATCGCGCAGGCGAAGACCTTGAGCTTGACGGTCCCCTGGCAGGTCGGGCATTCCTGGCGGCGTAGCTCGTCGCCGAGGTGGCGGCACTTGGCGCGGGTGGAAGATGTCGTATCGGTCGACCTGACAAACTTGCCGCAGTTCCGCTTTGGCAAATCTGGCCGATTCCAATTGCGCTCATATCCGCATTGCCGACAGCGGATTCCGACTTCGGTTCGATCGAATTGACAATCGGCTTCGATCATGGCGTGGTGGCTGGGAGCGGTGTGATCGTGGCGCTTGGAAACGATCCTGAGCAAAGGACGCCTAACACGCTTCCAACGGGTGAAAGGATGGTCGGCCCATCAAACAGTTTAACGCAGGTAGTCGGGTTGCTCTGCAAGATTTGTTGATAGCTAGCGATCAAGGCTCCGCACACGCTTTGAATCGTCAACGTTGCTATCGTTCCATCGAATGTCAGAAAAATCACCAGTTCAGAGGCGGCTGCAACGTTGCTTGGGCTCGGAAAATTCTGGCAATTCACATTTCCGAGGCACCAGGAAGAGTTGTAGTATTGCCATGCACAGATAGGCGAGGCGCCTGCACCGTACTTGCGACAGCTCAAAGGCTCACACTTCTTGAGCGTGAAGACTCCGGTTATCGTGCTACACGGACATGGAACGGCAGGATTTTGCGAGAGCGACACGGCACCGAAATCAACGTCGAACTCGTCAGGCCAAATGTAGATTCGATTGTTGTCATTGTCGAGACACATGCAACCTGCGCAGGGACGGCAGGGCGGATTTTCCACAGTTGTTGCCGATGGAACCAACGAAATAGTCGCTGCACTGAAATCGCAGTCCATGCGCACGCCGCCGCCAGTCGCGCCAGTCGCACTGACCGGTGTAAGGCAATCCGGCGGCGTCAAGTTCCACACCAGATCCGCCATGTCGCGGAGGCCGCTCAGAGGAGCATCAGAGACGAAGAACGGGTTGAGGGGGCTAATCGTAGCCGTCCAAGCTGGCTTGACCGTGAGCATGAATGGCCCGCATGGCTTCGGCTGCCCGGTGTTGCCGATGATGGCCTCGTAGGTGCATTGATCGACAAGATTTAGCGTGTAGGTTCCATTAAAAAGATCGCAGTGCGCGCAGTAGTTCGCGCCGGAAGACGGCGGCACGCCGGAAATCGTGGCCGTGATCTGCGCCGGCATGAGAGGCCCGCAGCCGCCGCACTTCGGGCATTCGCAACCATCGCATTTACGGTGATGAACCATCAGCAGGTCCAGTCGAGGGCTTCATATCGTTGCAGCACGTCGTTCCAAATCGCCGTGACTTTGGCACCTGTTTTGATCGTCGTCTGTTGGACCCAGGACGGATAAATGATGAGGACCTGGATACTAGCGCTCGCCCCCATGCCTCCGCCGCCGCTGAACGACACTGAGGGATTTGACGTGTAGCCTGTTCCGAACGCTCCCATGATGACGGCGTTGACGGCACCACTTGCGTTGATCGTCGCCGTTGCTGTAGCTCCCGCGCCTCCGCCGCCAGTAATCATCACTGTCGGCGCCGAGATATAGCCACTTCCGCCGGAAATGAGCAGTGCAGTCATGCCGGCTGCTGGAACTCCGTCAAATGAAGCCGCGACCGTTGGTGGTCCACCGGATTGACCGCCGGTGATGAGGTCCATCGTCAGCGTAACCTTGATGATCCTGGCGGGGTTGATGACCTGGATGATGTACTGGCCCATCATCTCCACCCAGCAGCCCTTGGTCACGGTCTGGGGTAGTTGATTGAAGAATGTTCCGCTAGTATTGCTGTCGGTCTCCGATCCTGCCGTGCCGCTCCAAATCTCGACTATCCCGCTTGATCGCGAGGCGATATTTGCGGTGGGCTTGCCGATTTGAAGGGGATTGCCGCCGACGGAAACAGGCCGACGCCGGTAGGTGAACTGGTTCTTGGGGAAGCGCTTGTACCACTCCCACATCTCGGCCATCTTGCGGCCGGTGTCCAGCGTGATGCCGTAGGATTCGACGGGCATGGCTGTTAATTGATGCTCTCACTCAGGAAGCAAGCGGCGTGAAGTCCAAGAGCCTGATTGCCGGCCACCCCAGCAACGCTGACGACGATTTCCAAGAGGTCGTTGACGACCAGCGTCAAGCTTGACATGACGCCGCTGACCACCGTCAAACCGGCCGACGTGTTCGTGAACGAAATAGGCGATGTCAAAACGGTTGTGAACGCGCCTTGCAACGTCGATCTTCGAAGATCAACCGAGACTGTCCGGTCAGCCCCAGTCGCGGGCGTTATGATGAACGCCTGAAATGCCACCAATGCGCAGGTCGAGCCGTGCGTGCTGTGAATCAGCCTGGTCAGCGCGGTAACTGCGGTCGTCGAGTTTGCCAGTTCGTGACCGATGCCCCAGTATTGAATGATCTTGCTGGCTTGGATCGCGGCGGCGGCGCTAATGTTGGCGTCACCCAAGCCAACGACAGTTGATAGAGCGTTACATTGTAGCGTGCCGATGCCAACGAGATTCGTTCCTTGATAGCTGATTGACGCGGCCATGAATCGGTTCCTTTTATGGCAGTGCCAGCGGCGCGAAGGGCACGCTGACGAAAACATTGTAGGGAAGGAAAATGAAGTCGTTCGGGCCAGGCAATCGCCCAAGCGTCGTCGCCAATAGCTTACCCTTTCCGTCGAGGGCTTGCGGCTCCGTGGTGACGTTTCCTTTGGAGTCAGTAGCATCCGTGTAGCCGTTGGGTTTCGTGCCGCCGGCTGGGATCGTTGCATCCCACCACATCAAGCCCTGGTCGAGCAGGTATCTCACCCAGCCATCCGAACGGTAGCAGAATTCGTAGTGCATATTCCAGTACCAGATACCGCCCTCGAAGGCGTCGCCGCCGGTGATCCCCAGGCAAAGCACTGTATTGGGTGCCGCACCGAAGAAGAAGTCGGCGTTGGTCGTGTTGCCGTAGGCCAGGTCCAAGGCCACCGGGTCGATGGTGATGACTTCGTTGCGCTCGATGGAGACGAGCGGCTGGTTCTCGTTGATCGTCACCGGGGGGTCGAAATAGACCCCGGCCGAGTTGACGATCGGCACGGCGTTGCCGCGCGGGCCTTGGTACACGTCCTGCCAGACGATCCGCTCGCGGGTGGCGAACCCCGTGCGGATCAAGTGCGGCCTGGTCAGAGGGTTGTCGGCACCCTCGTACTCGCAGACAACTTCCCAAATTTTCGGCTGGTTGTTGTTGGGTTGGTTGTAGCTGATGTTCGAGCAGACGGCCCCCAGGTCGACGTCGTTGCCGGCGATATAGAGGTCCAGAAGCGACGGGAGCGCCCCCGAGGCGCTGATGGTCTGCGGCCCATCGTTCTGGTCGCTGGTGTAGACCTGAAAGTGACGGGTATAGTTCCGTGTGGCCCAGGTCCGCGCTGGGGTGAGGCTTTCTCGCCCTCCGCGCCCGCCGGCTCGCTCATGTGCCCAAACAACGCTCATGGCTGGCCTCCCTGCGTGCTAGGCTGCCAGAGCGGGATAAGCTTCGCCGCTTTCAGGATGCCGGTGTCGAGGTCGTAGGTCCATTCGTAATGCGCTGGCATGAATCGCGGCTGATCTGGCGGCGCGTCGGGGTCGGGCACGCCGCACTGGAACGTGATCTTGCCCGGCTCTTCCTTGGCAATGCCGATGCAGGTCACGCTGGTTCGCTTGACGAATGCGATGAGCGCAGCTTCGCGCTCGCGGGACGGCGCGGCCTTGAAGAGCTTGGCCAGGTCCGTCGTGCGGCTGGGGCGCTCGACCTTGGCGGTTCCTTTTTCCATGCTGCGCAGGTCGATCATCAGAACACACCCCCGCCGGCAATGTTGATGACCTTGGGTTGCCTGTTCTCGTTGTGTCGCCGACGGTTTTCGATGTTCGCCTGCCGCAACTCTTCGATGATCCGCTTGCGTTGCTTCTCGGCCTCGTTCTTGCCGCCGAAGCCGCCCATCGCCCGGACCATGATGCTGTAGGCTTCCTTGGAACCGAATTCGGCGGCGGGGGTGAACGCTTTGGCGGCCGGGCCGAAGGTCTTTTTCTTATCGCGCTCCAGTGCCTCCTGCATTTCCAGGTCGATCTTGTTTTGCAAGGCGTCTCGTTCATCGGGCGTCAGCAGTCCCTTGTCGAAGAGCTTGTCTAGTTCCTTTTCCTTGCGTTGCTGTGCCGCCTCGGGTGTTTCGAGGGACTTTTTGAGTTCATCGGCCCGCCTCTTCATGTCGTCGAAATCCTTTTTGTTCTTGTCGGCGGCTTCCTTCTGGGCATCAAGCATCTCCTTCCTGACTCGAAATTGCTTTTCTAGGAGCAGGATGCGACGAACTTCAGTCTCGTTGTTTCCTTCGGCCGCCAATTGCGCAGCCCTCTCAGCTTCGGCATCCTTATCGAGCAGCGCGATCTTCAGCTTGAGGCTCAAGATCAACTTGTCATAGGTCTCCGTGTGTCTCTTTCGTTCGGCGTCGGCGTCCTTTTCTGCCTTCGTCCGTTCTTCAGCCGCCTTCGTCTCGGCTACGACCATGTCGTAATGACCCATGATTTCGCCGATGCTTGTCCGATTGCCGGCTGCGATCGCCGCGTTGGCGTAGGCGAGTCGGTCCATCGCTTCCTTGCCGAACCGTGCTGCGTCCCACGCCTTAATCATCGCATCGTGCAGCTTGTCAAACGACTCCTTGTTCTTCTCCAATTCGGCACGTGCGGCGGCGTCGCCGCCCTTGAAGGGAGTCGGTAATTCTTCCTTGCCGCGCTCGGCCAGCAGTTTTACGTCCTGCGCACTCAGCATCTCACCCTGATGTAAGGCAATCATCAACTGGATTTGGCGAATCTTCTTTGCCGCCCGATCCATTTCGTCGTGGTCATTGGCCTTCTTTGCGGCGTCGTAATCCAAACGCTCCTGCGCGTCCATCTTTTGCAGGGCGGCGATTTTCTTTTGGGTTTCATTGAACCTCAAAAACGAGCCTAATCCGGCACCGAAAACATCGAAGAAACCAAATGCGTCGGCCGTCGTCGTCTGCCATACGTCGCGTTCTCGCGCCATCGACTGGTTGATTCCGCCAATGACATCCTTGAAGTGCAGGGCTTCCGCAGTGGCCTTCGTCATGCCCTCCAAAATGAACCCTGTGTAATCCTTCAAGGTCGCCATCAGCCCTTGCGTGCTCTTCTGCGCGGCCTCGGAAGCGCCGTGCCATCGTCCGCCAGCGTCTACCAGTTCGATCAGCGCCATTTGGAATTCGTGCGCTCCGATCCTGCCGTCCGTCACCATCTGATGCACTTCGTCATTGGAGACCTTCATCACCTTGGAGAGTTGCGTCCAAATCGGGATGCCGGCGTTGCTGAACTCGTTGATGTCGCGAGTGTACTGCCGCCCTTGAATCAGGTTGCGGGTATAGATGCGCGTCAATTCTTCGATGCTCGTTCCCGAACCAGCCGCCAGTTCGGTCATCAGCTTCAAATGACCTTGCAGGTCCCTCGCTTCGATGCCAACGGCTGCCAGAGACTTCGCCGAGCGCGCGATTTCAGGGAACTCCATCGGCGTCTTGGCGGCCAAGTCCTTCAGCTCTTCCAAGACCGCCTTTCCCTTGCCGGCGGATTTGTACATCGTCGAGAGCGATACCTCGACGTTCTCGAACGTTACCATCAGGTTCACGCCGGTCGAGACGATGGCCGACATGGCGTTCTTAAACTCGTTGATGGCCAAGATCGCCGCGCCGACGCCGACGCCGAAGGACGCCATTTGGCCGATGGTTGGGCTGATCGCCGACGCGATCATTCGGAAACCGCCGCGGCCCGCATTAGAGACATCGTCCATTCGTGCTTTGGCAGCGGCGGTAGCATTCGTGATGTTTGCCAAGCCTGCGGCCCACGAGTTCCAGCGACCTTGGCCCATCTGCGCCATCATTGGCACAACAACTGTCGCAAGTCGCTGGTTTGCGGCGGCGGCGGCGTTCGTGGCATTCGTGATATTTGCCAGACCTGCGGCCCACGAGCTCCAACGCCCTTGGCCCATTTGCGCCATCATTGTCGTCACAGCCGCGGACAGTGCCTTCGTTCTTGCTTCGGCTGCGGCAGTGGCATTTGCGATATTAGCTAGCCCAGCTTCCCATGAGTTCCATGAACCCTTGGACATTTGCGCCATCATTGCCGTCGCAGCAGCAGATAGCGCCTTCGTTCTTGCTTCTGCGGCAAGCGTTGCATTGGAAATGTTCGCTAGTCCGGCTTCCCAGGAGTTCCAGCGACCCTGGCCCATTTGTGCCATCATTGCGACAGCGACTTGCAACGTAGCTTCCTGTTTGGCGCGAAGCCTGGCAGTAGCCTCTGCGGCGGCATTCACAGCCGCAGTTTCCTTGGCAAGTGTCTCGGCCAGAAACTTCGTGACCTTGTCGTAAGCCAACACGGCGGCTTGGCCTTCCCAGAGTTTCGTCCCGAGCAGGTCCATCGCCGCTTCGTAGCGCTGAAGCGGCGACAATCCCTCGGTCGTCGCCTTGTTCGCCGCACGCATCAGGTCGTTGATGGCCGTGGCCGACTTCTTCGTGCCGGAAATGAAGTTCGAGATGTCGGCAGAGAGCGCGACGGTGATATTTGCAATCGTGCTCATGGCGCGGCGTCCCTCGCGACGGTCCTTGCCGCCGCAATCTCGCGCTGAATCCCCTGAACATCGACGTTCATCGCGCCGCCGGCCTGTTCCGCCAGCCGGGCGTTGTGTGCCTGGGCGAAGAGCATCAGTTGGTGTTCGATCTCGTCGGGGTCCATCTGGTCTTCAGGGTCGCGGCCGAATTTCAGAATGTACTCGTGAACCGGCCGGAAGTCTCCGCCGGCCGCGCCGATGATGTGGTTGCAAATCATGCCGGCCTGCATGTCGCCCCGCAGCGCGCCGAAGGGTTCGATGCGGTTATAGGCCAACCACTCGTCGAGCTGCCTGGGCGGCGCCTCGGCGAGCATCTCATCGACGTTGTAACGGCCAAGGGCCAGCGCTAGCCGGAGGGCGAAGAGCCTGCGGTAGCGCTTTCGGAGTTTTTTTCCTCGTCCTCCAGGTCCTGCGTCCGCATCTTGTTGATCCGCAATGCCATTTTGCTCAGGCGGTGGATCGTGTGGCCCTTTTTGGCCAGCGCCGGCATGTCGTCGAGCTTGAAAATCGGGTTGCCCTGCTCATCGCAGCAGGTTTCGACGACCAGCCGCGTGCGGAAGGCCGTGATGTCCTCTTTTTGCCGTGATTCCGCGTTCCACAGGTCGAATTTGTCGCGGTTTTCCAGTGGCATCTGCCAGACCCAGACCTTCATGCCGAAGGCCGTGGTGAATTCGTGGTCTCGGTCTTCAAAAGCCAGGGCCTTTTGGCCCATCTGCTCGGCCGTCAACGGCTCGGAAGGCGCGCCGTTGGTGTCGGATTCGCTCATTTCGGTCGCTCCGCTGTGCTTGGTTCCGCAAAATAGTCCGCAGCAGGCAGTTTACCGGCTGTTTTGTGCCAGATTGGCGGGTTGACAGCGGTTTAGCAGGCTTCCAGGGCCCGCCAGACCGTCCGCGGCTTGATTCCCAGTTCGCGGGCCACGCGATGGACCGCCGCCGTGCGGCTTTTGACCTCCGCTGGATGCACGATGGCGAAGCGCTCGCGTATTTTCCGCCGTTTTGGTGCGAGATTCTCGCTGCGAGCGCGGCCGGCACGCTGGGCGGCGCTGGCGGCCCGCCGGCCGCGCTCGACCAGCGGCTCGAACGAGCGTACCTGCATCCGTTCGGCGATGGAGCCAGCCCGAATGCCTTCCATTGCCGCTGAGATGGCGTCTCCCGCGTCGATCCAGTACCGGATGAACCGCAAGCTCGCCAGAAGATCGCTCGCGTCTTGCTCTTGTGGGGAGCCTTCCGGTGCGGTTCCCAGCGATCTCCTGGCGAAGCGTTCCAAAGCGGCCAAGCGCTCGACCTGATCGAGTTCTCCGGACTTGGCGGCGAAAATGGCTTCCCAGTCTTGCGGATCGTCGCTCGATGTCGAGACGTGCGCGTAGATGCCGGTGCGGTCTCGGACTGTCCTACGAATCATGCTGTGCGGCGGATCATGTCAGACTACCGGCCGGTGCTGCGCTGCCGGCTGGCACGCAGTAACCGTCTGCCATCAATTGCTCGGCCCAGTGCCGCTCGACTTCCTTGGTTTGGCCTTTCTCGCCTACCTTGAAATCGGGAGCGGTCACGTCGACCAGGTACGTGACGGCAATCGAAGTTTTCTCGGGAGGGAGCGTTTTCAGATAGGCGTGCATTTTTTGCAGCCCATCATGGCTCAGTGGCGCGGGATGGTACTTCTTTTCCTGCTCGGCCATGTGTTCTTCCTAGCTCGATGGTGTGAACGTGATCGGCCCGCTGAATTTCAGGTTCGCGTTGGCCGTATAAAGACCTTTGACCTTGCCCATCCACTTGTACTTGCTCATGTACCCCAGCGCCTGCCAGTTCGCCGCGTTCGTCTTGCCAAGCGGCTTTCTGAACGTGACGGTAATGGTCTCCGGCGCGTTCGTGGTCGGGCTCAGCAAGGGCGGTTGGGTGTCGGGGTTGAAGAGCAAGCCTACCGCCAGGCCACCCGGATCGTACAGCGCCTCGGGGATGTAGGTCATGGCGTTGTTGGTGGTCGCCATGCTGGTCGTATCCACGTCGCCGCGGTCGATGCCGTCCCAGTCTACGTCGGTGATCTCGGCCATGAAGCCCGAGGCGAAGGTGATTGATGTCCCGAAACCTAAAAGCGACATGGCGCTAGTCCTTTGTTCGTTTTCAACTCATCGCGCCTTCCGCAAGGCGCCATCCGCTCGTTTACCAAAGCCGGCCAGCCTGGCGGTTCAGGGGCTTCGGGGGCGACCCTAGACCGGCGTTTGGTTCGTCGTCGTCATCCGCTGGTGGCAGTTTGGTCGAACCACAGCGAAAATCTCAGCCTCGTCACGTAGCGTTTCAGCGGGGCCACTTCCGGGAACAAGAGCGGGTCCAAGTCCGCCTCGTCCTCGAGAAAGCAGCCCTGCACGTTGTAGGCCCCCATCGCGCCGCTGAAGCCGTTCAAGGGTGTGCCGCCGTTCGTGGCGGCGTTGCCGTTCCTGACGATTTCCGCCAGTTGGCTCGCGTCGACCTTGGT